ATTGAAACGCAGTCTCAAAAATTCATTTTGTAGTCCTTCATCTATACGACTAATGTAGTTACAAATTAAACAAAATCTCACATTGTTTGAATAGTCTTGTAATAAATATTTTAATGCTTGTTGTGCATTTTTTGTCATATAGTCAACCTCATCTAAAATAACAAACTTCATACCTTTTATAAATAACGTTTTAGAGTTTACGAATTGATTGATTTGGTTTCTAATAATATCTATTCCTCTCTCATCAGATGCGTTTAAATGAATCATTAATTCTTTATTCCTTTGATGATTCTTTTCTTGATATGCGTTTATCAAATTAATAATTGTTGTTGTTTTTCCGGTTCCGGGTGGTCCATAAAAAAGAAGGTTCGGAAAATAAGACGTTTCTATAATATTTTGAAGTATTTGTTTATTTAAGGGGTCCAACACAATATCTTCAAATTGACTCGGACGAAACTTTTCAATCCAAGGAACACATTCATTATTTAAATTCATTTTTTCTAAGTAATATATTTTTATTATAATAGTTTTTATATTCATTTTTTGAATTTATAAAATAATTGAAATATATTTTGTCATATAACTATAATGAATTATAACGAAATAATGAGTTTAAAAAAGAAATACGACACTGGATACTTAGAAATTATCATTGGTCCAATGTTTTCCGGGAAAACATCTAAGTTACTTGACTTGTATAAACAATACACATTTTGTAACATAAAAGTCGCTGTCATAAACCATAGTGAAGACACCAGATATGATGCAACTATGTTATCTACTCACGATAAAGTAATGATTCCGTGTATTCAAACTACTAAATTAAATTACCTTACAGAAAATGATGAAATATATGACGCCGATGTTATTCTTATTAACGAAGGACAATTCTTTGATGACTTATATGGTTTTGTTGTGGATATGTTGAAATTCTACAAAAAAATATATGTATCTGGTCTAGATGGAGATTTTGAACGTAAAAAGTTTGGTCAAATATTAGATTTAATACCATTGTGTGATAAAGTTACCAAAATGACATCTTTGTGTAGTTTATGTAAAAATGGTACTCCGGGGTTATTCTCTATGCGTTTAACAAAAGAAAAAGAACAAATGTTGATAGGTTCAAATAACTATATTCCAGTATGCAGAGTATGTTATGAAGAAAATACTCACTGATTCTTCACGTATAAAATCTGTCCCACCTTAAAAAATGAATATATTACAAACGGAATACATACTACACATATACCAATCATATAACAAGCTAAATACTTAAGTTCTTTTATCGGAGGCATATCATTATTTTAAAAAATACCTTTATATTATTGTAAAAATATTTTTTATCCAACTTGGGAGTTACTCGGTCGTTATAACATTTTTTAAAATGACTTAAATCCAAAACTAACTAATTTATAAAACATGGAACCAAATGGCGAGTTGTCTAATAATCCTATTAGTCCAATAAAACCAAAAAGAGGAAGACGTTCAAAAAAAGATATTGAATTAGCAAATGCTGCAGCAGCATTAAAATCTGCAAATAGCAGTAGTAATAACCTTTGTTTATCAACAACTGACTTGAGCAACTCTTCTGAAAATGGTGATGAAAATAAAATTAAATCTGTTATTGATAGTCTTGAAACTTCTGAATGTGAAAATGTAGTAGTAAAACCTCCACCTAAAAAAAGAGGTAGAAAACCAAAAGGTGGTAAAATTGTTCAACAGAATTTACACGCTCAACCTAAAAAAGAAGAAAAACCAAATATTATTTTGCATTTAAAGTGTTCTATGAAAGATTTATCGGAAAATAGTGAGTTTCATATGAAAAACAATACCATAGAGTCATTTACTTTTGGTAAAAACGATTTAGCATACGAAGTAATTGAAAATTGTTATGAAACCCCAAGTATGAGTACAATAAGTAATAAAAATTGTAACTTTCAACAAGTGTATAGTATAGAAAGTGACTTGTTGCCTCCTCAAAACTCAGATAATACCACATCCATCACCGCATTGAATAAAAAATATGTGAATGAAATTGATGATAACTGTGAGACAAAGGAAATATGGCGAAAGTTGAAACTCTTGGAACAAAATTTACACGTGAATAACATTTCAGATAAGAAATCAGCGTGTTTTTGGTGTTCGTACGATTTTGACAATCCGTCCATTTATATTCCAAAACATTATATCAAAGATACGTATCACGTATACGGTTGTTTTTGTACTCCCGAGTGTGCAACAGCACACTTGATGAATGAAAATATTGACAGTTCAACAAAATTTGAACGATACCATTTGATGAATCATATTTATTCCAAAATATACGACTACACGAAAAACATAAAACCAGCTCCAGATCCTCACTATATGTTGGACAAGTTTTATGGTAATTTAACAATACAAGAATATCGCGCACTGTTAAAGTCTGAACGTCTTTTTTTAATTGTGGACAAACCACTTACACGTATTTTACCTGAATTCCACGAAGACAACGATGAATTCATTATTAATAACAAAATTATTCCTTCCAACAACTTTCAAATCAAGAAGAAAAATATGCAGTCGTCTTCAACCACTAAAAAACCAGTTCCAAAAAGTGCGATTTTAAATGAAAAATTCGGACTTTTGAACGAGTGAATTATTAACAGATTTATTATTCAACTACAACTGCCATTGTTGTTACTCCACGAATAAACTTTTTCTCCCTTACTATTTGTACTTTCTTTACATTTATAAGTATTACGTGCCATAATACCAGCACCATTACATACTTGTCTTATGTTAGTACTACTGCACGTGCCAATAGTACACCCGCAATCTTGCCAAACGTAAAACCCTTCCCTAGTACCGCTAAACATGCTAAACAAAAGGAACAAAAGGATTAAACCTAAGAAAATAGCGCTTAATTTTTTTAACGAAGAACCGACTTTTTTCATATTCTTTATATATTAGAATATGAAAAAAATATTATTTACTTTGCACTATTATTATTCGCAATTTCAGTTTTTAATTTTTCTTCTTGTTTTTGTAAATAGGACTTCATAGAATCGTCCAATTTATGACGCAACTGTTTATATATTTCTTGGTTAACAGATTTTTGCGCAGTTGGTGCTTTTTTTTCGGTTATTCCTAAATAAGTTTTGATTACTTTGATATGATCGTAACAGTGCTCAATTAGTTTTTCATTTGCGGTTTTTTCATCATAATCGGTTTGTCGCATAATAACGCTAATTTTTTCGTTAGTTTCGTCCTTGTTCACAAAAGTGATATTATCCATTATATAGTAGTTATAGATATTAAATATTTTTTAAACTATATTAAACGAAATTTAATATTATAAACTATACCCATAATTATGAATCAACAACAAACAACACAACAAATTGAAACAATCCTTACTGATGTAAATAATATAATTCGCAGCGGAGTTAGTAAATTACTATACGACCATACAATTCACTATTTAACGAGTGAATTAGAAAAATGCCGAACCGAAATGGAATATTACAAAAATGAATTGGAAAAAGTAAAAAAACAACAAGAATCATCATGTTCAAAACAAGAAAATATTGTATTGAAAATAGAAGACATTAAAACAGAAACAAAAAATGAAATTTGTGAAAATCCAGATGTTAAAAAAATAAGTCTAGTCCCAAAAACGGTTCATAATTTAGTAATCGTTGATGATGAAACAACTAGTAATAATATGTGTTGTAATGAAAGTAAAGAAAGTGATGCAGACGATGAGGAAGAGGAAGAAACTGTTGTAGGTATTGAAGAAGAAGAGGAAGAAGAGGTTGAAGAAGAAGAGGTTGAAGAGGAAGAAGAGGTTGAAGAGGAAGAGGTTGAAGAGGAAGAAGTCGTTGAAGAGGAAGAGGTTGAAGAGGAAGAGGTTGAAGAGGAAGAGGTTGAAGAGGAAGAAGTCGTTGAAGAAACAGCAAGTGTAGAAGAAGAAGTTGAAACTGTCGCAAGCTTAGATGAAGAAAATGATGCAGAAGAAGAGGTATTTGAGATTGAAATAGATGATGTTACATACTATACAGAAAATGAAGAAAATGGAAATATATATGCGGTTGATGCCGATGGAAACCCCGGCAATAAAATTGGTTATTTAAAAGACGGAGAACCTTTTTTTTATTAATATAATATAAGTAAATAATGTTTGATTTATGTCCTCCAGCGTTAATATATTTATTTTTTTCTGCAACTCAAGTTATGATTGACTTGTATAAAGGACTATATAATACAGCCGTTTTAAAATTTATTATAATGATTATGGTTACTATTTTATTAAATGCTTTGTGCCAAGGTGGTTTAGGAATAATCTCTTGGATGATTGTATTTATTCCATTTATATTTATGACAGTCGTGGTTAGTATATTGTTGTACGTATTTGGACTAAATGCCGCAACTGGTAAAATTGAAAAACACGGTCCTCATCCACCACCAAAACCACGCCATATTGGAGAAAAAGAAATTATAGTAGTTAACCCACATCCGATGCATGGAATGAGTCGTTACTCTACAATAGATGTTTATGAAAACGTAATTCCTCCACCACCAAATCCAAATCCCCCACAGCCACCACATTCGGACTGTCCAGTTTGCAAAGAATGCCCTCCTCCACCAAAACAAAAATCTAACTACTGTGTTCCCAAACCACCACCAAGTGGGACAACATCTCCGGCATATCAAAGTTTTTCAAAATACTAAGGTGGTGGGTCTATAAAATAATTTAACAAACCAATATAAAAATATATTTATAATTTCATTTATAAATATGTTACTGCAAATTTGTTCGTCTGCGTTTTTATTTCATTTAATAATGAAACAATATTACCCGAGAGAATATACATCAATTTTAATATTTTTAACTGAACATTGCATATTTGCTTATAGTTTTATTGAATTAAAAACAAAAAAAATGTATAAACAAATAAAAAATAATTCATCTGTGAATTCATTAATAGAAAAAATGAAATCACCCAATAATGTGGAAGTTATTTTTAATAATAAATCGGTAAGTTATGTAAATAAAGAGAACATATATTCAAACTTACCACTTGAAAATACATTTATTGTATACTCTGACTCGGAACCTATGTCGTCTAGAACAAATAAAATGATTATTCATAATTTTTCAGAAAATACACCAAAAGATGTATTTAATTACAAGTTGTGCAACTATATGTTTATTTCAACTATACTGTATTTAGAAGTAAAGTCGTTAATAGTCAATTACGACCTAAGGTTATTTTGCGATGGAAATAACTATTTTGTGGCAAATAATAAAATAGATAAATACGTGATTTGTTATATGTTGAACCAACAGAAAAACGTAACTTTTAGTCCCGAAACTTGTAAATACAAGTTAAGTATAATAGACCAAAATGCAAATATGATAGATTTAAGCGAAAAGGATGTCTTATATTTAAATGAAGATAATTACGAAATAGTACAAGTAATAAGTGAAAACATAGAATATAGTGATAAAGAAAATGAAGAAAATGAAAGTACTGGAAGTAGTGTAGGTAGTAAAGAATATGAAATAATTGAAAATGATAATAATTAATTAAAAACAATATAAAAAAATTGAATAATATATTATTATATGGTGACTTCCCAAACCACGATGGCAACAAACACAGAGGAAATGGAATATCATCAATTAAGTGATAAATGGACTTTATGGGCCCATTTACCACACGACACAGATTGGAGTATAAATAGTTATAAAGTTATTTATAATATGAACACTGTAGAAGGAACAATTGCAATTATAGAAACCTTACCAGAAGTTTTGGTAAAAAACTGTATGTTATTTATAATGAGAGAAGGAATCAAACCAATATGGGAAGACCCCAGAAATAGAAATGGTGGTTGTTTTTCTTATAAAATATCCAATAAAAATGTATTTGATGTATGGCGTAAATTAACATACGTGTTAGTTGGCGAAACAATAAGTAGTCAATCATCGTTTGTTGCCAACGTAACGGGAATTACTATATCACCAAAAAAGAATTTTTGTATAATAAAAATATGGATGTCATCTTGTGCAAATCAAAATCCGTGTATAATCACAAATGAAATAAAAAATTTAACCCACGACGGATGTTTATTTAAGAAACACGTGCCAGAGTATTAATATATTTATTTTTCGGTAAAACAAATATATTATAAGTTAAAAATATTAAAAACTTATGTGATTAATAAACATATAATGGAACTGGTTATAACCGAAAAACAAGAGAAACAGACAATATGTTTGAATATGATAGTAAAAAACGAATCCCGTATCATAGCAGACACATTAAGAAAGTTGTGTGATAAAATTAAATTTGATTTTTGGGTTATTTGTGATACTGGTTCAACGGATAATACCATTGAAGTTATAAAGGACTTTTTCAAAAAAGAAAACATAGACGGTGAAATTTTTTGCCACGAATGGAAAGACTTTGGACATAATAGAAGTCTTGCTTTAGCAGCAGCATATCAAAAAACAGACTATGTTTTAATATTTGATGCAGATGATGAAATTGTTGGTGATTTCAAGTTACCAGACAAATTAATATATGATGACTATCAGTTTCAATTTGGAAACTGCATTGATAACAACTGTTATGTACGTTCATTATTAGTGAATAATAGAAAAAAATGGATATATGTAGGAGTTTTACACGAAGTAATTGTGCCTTACCAACATCAACCTACCAATTATGTTATCAACGGAAATTATTATACTGTATCCGGAAGGTCGGGTGACAGAAACACAAATAATCCAGATAAATATTTGAAAGACGCAAAAATTTTAGAAAAAGCATATTATGAAGCAGTTGAAAAGAAAGATGATATTTTCAATCGGTATGCGTTTTACTGTGCAAATAGTTATAAAGACCACGGAGACCACGAAAACGCTATTATTTGGTATACTAAAACATTAACACATAACAACTGGAGCCAAGAAAAATATATTTGTTGTTTAAGGTTACATGACTGTTATAAAGCGTTGAATAAACCGGAAATGGCATACTATTATTGTGTAAAGTCATTTAATTATGATAGTGAAAGAGGAGAAGGTTTATACCAGTTAGTTCAACATTACTGTTGTGAAGGTAATAATGAAATTGCCTATGCCTATTATACTTTAATGAAAGACTACCTAGAAAATAGATACTTAAATACACAACAAGGAAGTAAGTTATTTATAGATAACAATGTACTAAACTTTTTTTTACCTTATTACATGATTATTGTTTCTGAAAAAACTAGAAATTTCCAAAGTGGTATTAAAATGTTTTCAATTATATTTAATAAAAAAGCAAAAGGAATTGCTAATTTTTATTTAGGTTGTATGTTGTACAACTTGCAATTTTTCATTGATAAATTGATACAAGAAGAAAAAGAAAGTTTTTTTAAATCATTTCAAGAATACGTTAACTTTCTAGAAGAAATACATTATCCCTTACACGAATGCGAAATAATGACAAAATATGAAGTATATGGTATTAAAACAAAAAATACTATTCAAAATCAACATTTTTCAGTAGATGAATGTAAAAAAAGCAATAAAGTTCTTTTTTATACTGGTTGGGCCGGTGAAAAATGGAACTTAACGTATAGTTTGACAAATGCATTAGGTGGTTCAGAAACAGCAGTTGCATATTTATCTAGTAATTTTCCAAAAAATTATGAAATATATGTTGCTGGAGATGTCCAAGAAGAAACAGTTGATAACATACATTATATACATAACTTCAACTTGCCTAACTTTTTAAAAACAAATGCAGTTCATACAATAATAATATCAAGGTATATTGGATTTTTAGAATTGTTTTCATTTTTCTCAACATATCAACTGTATTTATGGGCACACGATACTATATTCCACGCATTTGGTTCAAGTAACCTAAATGACCAACAAATATTAAATAAATGGAATTTCAAAATTACAAATGTCGTTTGTCTAACTGAATGGCATAAGGAACATTTTTCAGAAAGATACCCAATCATTAAAAATAAAATTGTTACAATAAATAATGGACTACGGAATGAACTATTTACCTATCCGTTAAATGAAAAAATACATAAGAGTTTTGTATATTCTTCATGCAGTGAAAGAGGTCTAGGAAGGTTACTTGCATTGTGGCCAAAAATTATTGAAAAATGGCCCGAGGCTACTTTAAAAATATCGTCATACAATAACTTTCCAAAAGATGAAAGTGAGATAAAAATGTCAGAAATCATTAAAGAATATCCAAGCATTGAACATATGGGTAAGTTAGGTCGTTCAGATTTGTATAAACTAATGGCTACAAGTGAATACTGGTTATATCCTAGTTACTGGCCAGAAACATCTTGTATTACTGCATTAGAAATGTTAAGAACAGAAGTTATTTGTGTATATTACCCAGTTGCTGGATTGACAAATACAATGCAAGACTATGGAATACCAATAAAAGAAAATGAAGAACTTGATGTTTTGTTTAGTATTACTGAAGAACAAAAAGATATACTAAGATTCACTGGAAGAAAGTATGCGGAATCTTGTTCTTGGAAAAATCGTGCTAATGTATGGACAGATATGATGTTTGGAAATGAAATAAATGATAAAATTAAAATCATAAATTTAGAAAGAAGACCAGACCGTAAAGAAAAAATGATTGAACAGTTAAAAGAAAAAAATGTTACAAATTATGAATTTGTAAGAGCAGTTGATGGAAAAGAACTCAAGCCAACTGACGAAATTAAAGAACTATTTGATGGAAACTGCTTTTTTTATAGAAGATCAGTTATTGGTTGTGCATTGAGTCACGTTAATTTATGGAAACAACTTATCGCCGATGAAACATCTGACTACTATATTATAATAGAAGATGACGTTACTCTTGCAGATAATTTTTCAGATAAATTAAATATTGCGTTGAGAAAGTTCAAAGAAAAAGAAGCCGACTTTTTATATTTAGGTGCATTTTCAATAAAAGAACAAAATAACTATATAAATAAACTAGACATTATTAAACGAACTGGAGAAAAATGTGAATGTACGTGGGGGTATGTTATAAGTAAGAGTGGATGTAAAAAAATGTTAAACTACTTCAAGTACAATGCAATCCGTCAAGCAATCGATTATTCTGCATACTATACAAATAATATTGAAAATTTATACTATTTGAATGAATCTATTGTTAGTGCACAGTCATTTCATTATGAAGGTAATGTAGACAGTGACATTCAAAATAATATGGATTTTTTGAATTTTTTTTAAATTATTGGTCGTAATTTGATTTGTTTATTGTAATACAAAATGAATAATATTACAATAAATCTTTAAATTAAGGTGCTGGAAACGGACGCTGGTATTTTTCAACAGCAAGTGGTTCTGGAATAATTACTTTTGATTTCTCAAAAAAATTTGCAGTTTCTAAATAGTTTAACTCTGGAACTAAGCAAGGTTGAGGTTGAACCAAGTTAGTTGAGTTAATACCAAATAAAAAAGACTCAATTTGAACTGCATTTTCCGATAGTTTGTTCCAAGGAACTTGTCCGGGATTTACGCCATTACCGGGTAGTTTTGTATCATAAGCTGCTCCATATTGTGAATTAGGGTATAACTCATATCTTTCCATATCTTGATATTGTCTCTGTTGCAAGTTATAATTTCCAATTGTGTTTTTATTTCTAGTTGATGCCATTCTTATTATAATATATAATAATATTATATTTTCAAAAGGTTTAATTTATTAACTTGACTAATAAATTCATATTTTCCTCTTCAATGTCGCCTTTTTCCATAATATCACATATACATAAGTTCATTACAAAAAAAGTATCATAAGAAAATAATAACATCATTCCAAGTTCAAGTTCTTCAGTTACGAAACGAAGTGCCATTTTTTTCATACATTCTACCATTTTTTCATTATTTTTTAATACTTCAAAAAGATTTATCATTTCTTCATGTATTTTGTCATCATCATATTCAGTCAAATTGAATACTTGTAACATGTCAGACTTATATATCAAGTCAGCAGTGTCTTCAGATTGTTCAACTTCCTCTGTAATAGTGTCAATATTTAGAATAAAGTTCTTAAATCTTGAATCATAGTACTGATAAGTACAAATATGTTTTGAATTATATACCATTATACAGTTATATACAGTGAAATATAAAAATCATTTTAAATATATTTTTTTCTATTACTATTTTATAATGAGTGACTTAACTGATCGTTTTTTTAGTCCTTTAGGCAAAGAATGGTGTATGTATTATTTTGCCATTCTAGTATTTGTATTTATTTTCTTTGTCTTGTCAATAGTCTCTGCTGTAATTGGTCTATTTAATATCAAAAAATTTAGTTTCAATGAAATTTACTTGCTATGTGTTCCAGTAGTAATGAATTTAGTTCTTTACTTACAGTCACGTATTATTTACAGTATTTGCGTGTCTTCATTGAAATAAAATTATTATACTAACAACGTAAAATTATTAGATTTTTTTACTTTGTTGTTTTTTATAACTTCGGTTCTACAGTTTGGACATTGTTGTTTATTATATTTCAATATCCAGTTTTCAATACACGATGGATGAAAACTATGTCCACATTCTAATTTAGATACTTCATCTCCTTCATTCATATCATCCAAACACATTGAACACGTATTCATTTCACAACAAACAATCGGTTTAAGTAATTTACATACTAGTATTTTATTTTTCTTTTCTTCTTTTTTTATTTCACACTTTGGGCAACCATCATCTAAACAACTATAAATATCCAACCATTGACCACATTTATTTTTGGTGCATTGTTTTATCTCCAACCACCTTATAATTTTCAATTGTTTTCCTAAAAATTTATCAATATGCACCCTTGAATTCATAAAATAGTAGCGCATTTTTCTATAGAACTCACGGGATACACATTCATCCGCATATTTTTTAAAATTTTTGCTATAATACAACTCATCTACTTCCAACGTATTATTTACAAACTTATTCATAAGTTTCTTAACTACATTACCAACATCTACACTTGAAAGTTCCAACTTTTGCATTATTGACAGTTTCAATATATTTCATTATTAATTACATAACTAATAATGAATAACTTTTCAATTTTATTTTAAATCATTGTAACTTACATAGTTTTTCTTGAACCATCAGAAGAATAATATTGACGATCACGTGTTAACTCACGAGATGGAATACCACCACGAATCCAACCTTCAGATGCAACACTTTCAACACAGTATGCGGGGTTATCAATTTTGTCCTTAACATCTGGTAAAAGAGGAGTTTGACTGTATTTCAAGTAACTCTTTTCTGGTAAATTTGTTACAGAACGTTTATTTGTAATACTTTCTCCTTGTTGAATTTGAGCTTCTAAAATGGGGTCAACTGAACCACGTCCCATAAATGGAACAGTTGCAAAAGGTCGTTGAAACAAGTCAATTCTACATTTGGGATGAGTTTGAATGGTTCCAATCATTAAATTAGAATTTTCATCAATGTTACATCCCCCAGCCCCAACATTGTAACCACCCTTGTAAAAAACACAAGGTTGGGTTGTTGCTAAATCAATTGGTCTTTTCATAGAACAATCATTCGCAAAATAATTTTGTAATAAATAATTACAAGCACTGTTGTTTTGAATACTCTCTTGATCTAAATAACAGCTGTCATTGCCGATTCTTGACATATTTTCAAAAGTATAACTAGAAACATTTGCCATATTTATATATATCATACATTATTTTTTACTAAAGAAAATAATAATTGCCATTTTAATATAAGGTGTATCTAAAGTTGTCTTTAACACAAGCAACATCATCACCACCACGACAAGATGGCATATCACCATACAAGAAATCTGCAAAGGCCCCTTGGTCATTTGGTATTTTTGTATTGGGTGTTGAATAGTATTGCCACATTGATTGATCAAATTCAAACTTTTCGCCTAAATCTCCAAATAGTTGTTTGTTGGTATTTTTAATTTCGGGGTTTAATGATTGAATCATTTTTTTCGTTGAACTGTTTATGTCTTCATATACTTCTGTATTAAAAGATGGAGGCGCTGCTTTTCTTTGAGGATTATCCATAATGTCAGTTAATAGTACATTTCCAAGAGGATTCTTTTTATTCGTTGGTTCAAAATCCGATTTTAAATATGCTTCTAATGTTTCCGGATTCGTTATTTTAACTTCTGATGGCTGTTGTAAATAACCTTTTTTACTAATATTTTCAAACCCTTCTTTATCATCCTTATTCAATAACTCCTTCACAATTTTTTGTTTTCTCATTTTATAAACAAAGTAAATAATTGCTAGTGTTATTATTCCTATAACTAAAAATCTTATTGATTTTGTTATAATAAATCCTAAAATAGAGAGAACTACAATTAATCTACTGATTGCATTTAATTTCTCATCAAAGCTCATTGTCTGTAATGGCCACATTTGCAAAATATAATCTTTATTAAACAATACGGTTGGATCATTCGCCCAAAATGGAATATATGATGTCATTATATATATAGGATTACTTAATTTTTATAATTATATTTATTATAAAAATTATTTAGATTTTTTAATCACTTGCTCTTAAATAAAATTTTTTACAAAAAACTCCAAATCAGAATGGTGATATAATTTACACTACTTTATTTGTTACCCTTCTTCTTTTTTCCTACCTTTGGTTTCGTGTCTTTAGGTGTTTTTTCTCCTTTTTCAACAGAATCTAAAAAATCCTTTAATTCTTGTTCAGTATATTTTTTTGTAGGTGCTGTCTCTGGTTGAACTGTCGCCTTTTGTTGTTGGTTTTTTTCGGCTTTTCTTCTAATTCTTTCTTTCATTTGTTCCATTTTACTATATTTATCCATTTGCATTTTCATCGCATTTGTATCCACTCTGACATTTTTACCCATACCACCCATACCTCCCATACCCATCTTGCCCAACATTGACTGAATATCTCCCATTCCCGGCATATCTTTCATTTTATTCATTATTTCACTCGCTTCTGCCATCAACTCACTTTGATTTATCTCTCCCGATTTAATTTTTGTATCCAATTTATCACCCACATTTTTAACCAAACTCATTAACTTTCCTGGATTTTTAAATAAATTTTGAAATACACCCTTTACATCTGTCACATTATCCATATCAATATTCAAATTTCCAGCAGTTTCCTCTGCAATTTCGCGAGCCAAGTCACCCAGCTTACCACCCAACATACCGTTAATGTGACTATGAATTTCATCTGCAGATGGCATATTCATTCCTTCAGTGCCTTTTTCACTACTTGAAGTTTTATCATCTCCTTCAGTTGTATCGCTCTTTTCAAACAAGTTTTGCATTTTTTCCAAAGTTTCTTGTAACTTATCTTTGAACTCATCTTCATTGATTGACTCAAATAACTTAGCTGTGTCACCAAATGCAGACTGGTCTTTTACACAACCGATGATGGATAACAAAATCAACTGTAAATACTTCCAAATTGTTTCTTTGGTCTTATCACTAATATCGCAGTTCCATAAGTATTTAAAACTAATACCGGGTAAAAATTCTGTATTCACAGCCGAATCTTCCTTAAAAATTTCTACATTTTGGTACAATATGTCAAAAAATCTTTCTGGAAATACGTGGATACAATGAGTAAATATCGCATCTATCTTTTGTTTTCTGTCAGCAACAATTTCTTCTTCAGTTAAAATATCTTCTTTTGTCTTCCACCATCTATTGATAATTGGTAAATACTCCGGAAAAGTATTAGAAATATCGCTAATAAAATCACCAATCACCTTTTTAAACTCCTCCGGTATTTCAGTAATCACAGTTTTTTCAGACATATTATATCTTTTTATAATAAAAGTATTTATATTTAAATTACAATTAAATATAAATTATTTATTGAAATACCAAAAACTATTATTTATTTTTTTCCAAGACCAATACATCTTTTGATTTTATTTTTGATATTGCATACTGACCACACGGACCACAATGGTCTTCGTTTGATAAGTCTATTTTATTGTTGATTTTTTTGCTACAGTTCTCTATACTCCATCTTCCCATTGGTTTTGGTAACTCTTTACCGAAGAACCTATTTATAACACTCATTATATATTTCATATCTATACCATTATAAAGAGGACTAACTTTAAGTATTTTTTCATTATTTACAAAGAATGATACAAAATAGACAATTTCTTCAAATTTTGAATATACTTCATAGACTTTTGTTGACTTTCTTCTGACATCATTTTCACGGGATTTCTCAACCGATTAATTGCTTCTATTATTTTATCAGAATTTTCTGCATTGGTTAAATCATTTGCATAGTCTTTATCTATAAAAAAACTAATATTACCCAAATCTATCTCTGCTCCATACTTATCTACCACATAACTTTTCCAAATTTTGACTATTAATTTTGGATTTGCTTTTCGTATCAAAACAAATGAGTTTTTAGCTGATACAAGGTCTGTGTTATCTGGAAATACATTTATTATATCACTTACAAATTCCATAAAGTGGTCATTGAATGCATTTAATATTGTTGCGTTTTGTGTTGCCATATTATAGATAAATATATTATCTGTTTAAGTAAATTACTTAAATTATTTTTTATTTATAATAAGCTAACTATTTTCGTTGTCCTCCGTAGTTACTTAATTCTTGTTCTCTCTGTTGTTGCAGTTTTTCAATGGTCAAATCACCAGATAATTTATCTTGTTTGTAGTCAAAATCATCCTTGGGCGTTGTAATTGTATCCGAGTGATTCAATGGCACATAATTATGCATTTGTCTCATTCCACCACTGCCTTTTGTATTCAGTTCCTCTGAATCCATATCCAAAAAACTATAATTATCAGAAACAATTCCAAACCCTCCTCCTCCTAAAGAAAACGCCATTGGTTCCATATTGTTATTCGTTGCTTGTCTTGTGACAACTTCTTGCTTCGGTTTCATATAATTGTAAATATTGTCGCCATATAGTACTTGATAACCTTGATTTAATAACAAAAGCGCTGGAACCTTGGTTACATTTTCTGGCATTAGTATCTTTTGACCATTTTCTAAAACAATATTTACTTTTCCAGACTTGTCCCTCTCTCGCTTATCAATACATATGAAATGTATATCTTTACTTACTTGTGTTTTTGATAAAGACTGTAATAATTTTTTAGAATGTTCGCAAAAATTTGAATAATAAAGTATAGAACTCATATTTTGTTTATATTAAGGTTTTCAAATTATTATTTTAACTCATTTTCCACAAAATATTTATAATGATTTGAAATTTATAAAAAAATTGATTAAATTCTTTTATAAATGTATTAAATATATTGTCATAATATAATAACAAGCAAAATGAATCCACATATTGAAAAATTAGTTGAAGACAACGGTGTTCTTACTTTTACACTAAATGGTGTAAATGTCAGTTTAGCTAATGCTATTCGTAGAACCATTTTATCCGATATTAAAACGGTTGTTTTCAGAACTTCTCCTTATGAAGAAAATAAATCAAATATTTTAGTAAATACCACTCGTTTCAACAACGAAATCATTAAACAACGTCTATCTTGTATTCCTATACATATTGACGACTTAGATATGCCTTTAGAAAATTATATTATGGAAGTCAACGTGGAAAATACAACAGACACTATTATGTATGTAACTACCGAAGATTTTAAAATTAAAAATAAAACAACCGATCAATATTTATCTGAGAAAGATGTACATAACATATTTCCTCCAAATGAACTCACGGGATACTATATTGATTTTGTAAGACTCCGACCAAAAATTTCAGACGAAATACCCGGAGAAAAAATACATTTAACTTGCGAATTTTCAATTGACAGTGCAAAAACTGATGGGTCCTTTAATGTAATTTCTACTTGTTCCTACCAATACACCGTTGATAATGACCAAATGGAAGTTGAACTAGACAAGAAAAAACAACAGTGGAAAGATAAAGGTCTTGGCAAAGACGAAGTCGTATTTGAATCTGAAAACTGGAAATTATTAGAAGGAAAACGTATTGTGAAAAAAGATAGTTTTGATTTCATTATACAAACCATCGGTGTATTTGACAACCGCAGCTTGGTTAAAAAAGCGTGTAACATTTTAATTTCAAAGTTAGAAAAATTAGACACTATCATTGATACTGATGATATTGAAATAAATCCATCAGATAATACTATGAAGAACTCATTTGATATTATCCTTGAAAACGAAGACTATACTATTGGAAAAGTGACTGAGTTTCTATTATATGCAAAATTCTTTGAAGATTTAAAAACTCTATCTTACTGCGGGTTTAAAAAAATGCATCCACACGATACAGATAGTATTATTCGTGTTGCATTCAAAGAAACTACTGAAAAAGCAACAGTAAAACAAAACTTAAAAAGTTGCGTGAATGATGCTGTTACCATTTATAAAAATATTATGAAGAAATTTTAATAAGTTCTAACGGTATAAAAATATGATAATTTTTATCTATTTTTTTATTACTAATTAGTTAAATAATATAAAAAAATAAAACTATATTATACATAACTAACATGCACTATTTATCAGTGTTGGCTATATTCAAAAATGAAACAATGAATTTAAAAGTATGGTTAGACCATTACATATGGCAAGGTGTAGAGCAATTTTATCTAATTGATAATGGAAGCACCGATAATCCTATGGAAATTTTACAAGAATATATTGACAAAGGTTTAGTTACATATGTTTATGGTGATGTAAAACATAGACAACAACAATATTACAAAGATGTATTCAATTTATTTAGACTAAAAGAAAAAACCGTTTGGTTGGCAGTTTGTGACTTAGATGAATTTTTCTTTGGAACCCAAAAACGATTAAGCAAAGTTTTACAAACACACGAAAATTATAATATGGTTCTTTCAAACTGGTTGATGTTTGGAAGTGACGGACTAATTGAACATCCAAAAGATATTAGAACTGCTATTACTCACCGCGATGACTCAATTCACGTAAATACAAAATACATTTTTAAAACCAGTTCCATTCCAAACACTGACCCTATTTGGATACATCGTTTAGAAAATGTAGATGATACTTATACTATTATCGAAAATGAACAAATACAATTAAACCACTACCCAATACAGTCTTTGGAGTTTTTTCAAAAAGTTAAAATGACACGAGGTGCAGCCGATGTTTCTTGGTCTGAAAATATTAGAGACATGAATTATTTTAACCATTATGACCAAAACAAAAATTACGATGATTTATTGCTTAAAAATTTAATTTTGAATCCACCAGAAGACTACTAGTTTGGGATATTTCAGTAAATTTCTAAAATAATATGTTTAGAAATTTAACAATATAATTACATTTCGCTTTAGTAATTCATAAAAATATCTATAATAAATATAGGATAATGTCTTTGAATTTAAATACGAGTGAAATAAAAGAACAAGAACCTACTATAGAAATAAATGATGTTGAAGCAGAAGAAAATCAAAACGAAACTAAAAATGAAGATGAAGACGAACAAGAAGAACAAAACAACTCTAACGGTGAAGAAGAAAAAGACATTTCTATGATTTTACATTTGGGGGACGTTATATCAATTAAAGACACATCAAATGATATTTTGAATAATCACACCTTTATTATTGATTACATTGATGAAAACATGATTAAACTTATTAATACTAAAGAATTCAATAATGTAAAAATTAAAATTAATGAAGATGGAACACTCGGTGACCGAACAATTGAATCTATTTCTCTCATATATCGTAACGATAAACTTGGTTACTCTAGACAACATAGCCTTTTACCCGGAATATGGGTGGATATTTACTTTGAAGGAGACGTTCCCGCTGTTATTACTGGTGAAATCACTAACCTTGAAGAAGATATGATTGAAGTCAAAAGTTTCCCAGAAAAAGAAATGTTGTATATTAACTTTGCTTACAAAGGAATCCCTCTTGACTTACCTATTGAAACTATTAAAATTAGAGAAAAACCAAGCGACACTAGCGAAAAAGATAAATCTTTAGTAGAAGAAGAAAAGGAAGAAATTAGTAAAAATATTCCCGAAATTGACCAAGACTCCATTGATAATGTAGTTGAGTATAGTGTTCCTTATAAAGAAATCAAAGACAACATAAAAGAATTTATATTAAAAGCAAATGAAATACAATTTGGTGAAGAACTTGACTCTATTACGCAATATGTAAATGTTGATGAGTCACAACAACGATATAATATTGATACTCAAACAAACGACCTCTTAGAAGAAATGTTATCGCAAATACCAAATACTCAACGCACCGTCAGTGTATTAAATAACGTTCATACTATGATTGAACGTTTCAAACAACTTCGGGAGGAATTTTCTACTTTTGACGAAAATAAAAACGTAAATGGAACAATTATTAAAAACGCTAATTGGAAACCTCTTGTAAATGATTTATTACATTTTAAAACAATGTTGTACTGGCTTATTCCAGTTGCAAAAAATATTAGAAAGGTCTATGACGCAAACTCCAATGATGAAAATGAACTCGGCGACGTTAGCACTCATTTTACGTTAAACAGTATTGGTGAAATTGACAATCTATTAAAAGCATATAAGTCCAATGACCTTCCAGATGCAGAAAATAAATACGTTACTTTATATAGCGATTTAAATCCTTACTTCACACCTTTTCAAGATACTGATGCAGAATTCAACCGTGATATTATTACAGATAGTTATGTTTTAGATAATTTCAATGTAGTCATTGATAACTTGGGCAACTTGTATTCTTCCGTAGTTGAAAAAAATATTATCAAAAGCAAACGATTTGTCATTGAAAAATATAACTTGGGACTCACTCGTCTAAATGCAATTCAACTAACCGGTAGTAAGTTTGTACCTCAAGTGGTCAAGTTAACTCAACCAGATACAATTTCTTTAAAATCAATTGTTACACTACCAGAACCAGCGGTTCGTTTCTCTCACATCACTTTACCCGGAACAAGTATTTACACCAAGGCAAATTTAAATAATACATTTTTAAACTACTGGCAACTATTGAAAAAAAATACTATTGTAAATAATGTTCCAGTTGATGTGAATGAAAATGTAGAAGTTGACAAAGACTCTAGTTTGAAAAATGACGACGCATTTTTAACAGATATCAAAAATTTTATTCTATACAAAAATGATAAACTTAACGAAACAAATGAAGAGTCTTTAAAAGAAACAACTTACTCTGCATTTCTAAATAAAGTAGTCCCCAAAACAAGAGTTTTATTTAATTTGATGAAAAAAAATATTAACGGTAAGTTATCTCTCAAAGAAGTCGTGGAAACACTAGAACCTTTCTTGATTTATAATTCAGATTTAACTTATATGCAATATAAAGAAATCAATTCATTCATATTCCAAAAAATTTCCGAATACAATAAAAAATTCATTGAAAGAAGCAAAATTTTCTCCAATATCAAAAGAACTGGTTCAAATATTTCCAACGCTCCTAGCTTTGAGTCATTAGAAATTCTATTAAATGAAAGTGAAAACAAAAAACAAATTATAGATGATTATCACGACAGTAATGTTGAAGTCAAAATTACCGACTCTGAATTTTTTACTAGAATGATTCTCAAAGATTTTGGTAATATATTCAATTATGGAGTGTCTCTTCAAAATTCATTTTTAATGATACCTCAAAGTATTCATCAAATCATTGAAGACCGAGAGAATAAAATTGAGAATCAAATTAAAACTGTTAAAGAAGAAGATAAATGTACAAGTATTATTATTGCAAAACAATATAACATTCTAAAAGACTTACAAGATGATAATGATAAAACCATCTATTTTGATAATAAATACGACTCCACAAATTACAGCATCATTGATGACTATTTGAATCAACAGTCAAATATGCCTCCCGAAGAATTTATTGAATTTTTAACAAAAAAAATACAAGAAAAAATGAAACTGGTAGAGTTGGATGCAAAGTACTTGACCGAAACTTTGATAAATGGTATGAAAAAAGTAGTGAATGGAGACTATGCTGTTCTCTATGATGACGAAAATGAAAAAAAATTAACGTATTATAGAAGAGACCATAATAAATGGGTTCTTGATGCAAATGCGGATGAAAAGATGATTGGCATTACTCCAGATATGTTGTGTAATTTCCAACAAAAATGTATTGATGTACAAGAAAAATACGACGCAAAGTGTGAATCATACGACGTAAATAAAAAAACAATGACCAGAGACGCATACAGTGAAATATTAGATGAATTTGATATGAAATATCAGTTATCCAAAGAACAGTTAGAGTCTTTTATAAAGTCAAAGTTTGAATACTACTCTGGGATATTGGATAGTTTAACCAACATTCAACGTAATAAAACATTCAAGTATAACAATCAACAATTTAAAATTGGTGCAAAAACTGAAAATGATGAAGAAAATGACATTGTAATTTCTCCTTACGAAAAACTACGTAATATTATTTTGGGACAATCTGATTTCGTGAAAAAACAAAATGATATTCTTCGTTTTGCGTTGAAATTTACACGAACATCTACAAGTGAAGATGAAGATGCTAACTGGTTATACTGCATTAAAACCAACGCAAAATTATTGCCTAGTTTTTTCTATACTTTAGCAGCGTGTTTCGTGGAAGACCCCGGAGACTACAGAAATAAAATGGAACAAGTCATCAAAGAAATTGGTGTCTTGAGTGACGACGGAGACTCTTGGGTTGATAAACATAGTGGATATATCATTCGTAAAATTGATTTTGATGTAGATGAAGGTTACGAAGATGGATTTCGTATTACTTCCAGAGAAATTATGGAAAAAGATGCGGGTGAATTATTAAGTGACTCTTTAAAAGATTCCAAAACGGATAAAAAAACGAAAAAATATAAAAATGCAGAAACAATTATAATGGTTAATGTTCTTCACGCATTTTCTGAATTTATGGGAATTGACTTGGAAAATCAACAAGATTTTATTCTAAAAATTGCGAATGAAGCACTCCCATTTGCAATACCATTGACCGAAGAACAATATAAGAAAAAAATACAAGAAGACGCAAAAAAGGGTAAATCAACAATACCTTATAAAACTTTTTACAACTATAATCTGTTGTTTTTATCTATGGCTGCAATACTCATTGGAATACAAACTACTATTCCAAGCATCAAAACAAGAAGAACGTATCCGGGGTGTGTTCGTTCATTTTCTGGGTATCCAGTAGACGGTGATGGTGACTATGGAGGATTGAAATATATGGGTTGTATTGCTCACAAAATACCCAAAGCCAAATCGGTTGAGCCTTGGAATGTCTTGTCAAAGTCTAATGATGAAAACAAAATTGCAGATAAAATTAAAGATTTCATTGACAAGTACTACTTGAGAAATCCAGAAGTAGAGAGAAAAATAAAGGAGAAAAATGAATATTTATTATTGAGTCCCAACGAAATTATACCAGTAGAACACGAGTTGAACAAATGGAGAAATTTCTTACCACCACTGGTTCCAATAAAAATGAAAGGGGTTGATAACATTTCAGAACACTTTAAAAAAGATTTAATGCGTGATTTCAAGGCAGCGTCCTCTACACAAAGAGAGAAAATACTCGTCATTCAATCAAAAATAATAATGTTTTCTCTCGGAATACAAGAAAAAATCCAAAAAATTATTGAAAGTAAAAGACCTCTTTTAAAAAATTCGGCAAATGAACCTTTTGTTGAAAACGCTTGTTGTAACGACCGAGGCGAATTTATCACGATTGACTATTTTTTCAGAGAAGATGGTGAAATTGGTTTGTACAACAGTAATGTTGGTGACTTGTCCAACATATTATATGATATTCAAGCAATAAGTAAAGCCCCTTATTTGTTTTGTAGAGAGAACTCCAAAAACATTTATCCAACATTATCAGATAAATTCAACGAAGAAACCATTTACAAAGCATTTATTGTTTTTTGTAAATTCAATTCTCTCGCACCTACCAATGAAAATTTACTTGCGTTGTGTGGTGAAAAACCACATATTTCTCTCACTGACTCAATAAAAGAACAAATTAGGAAATTGAAAACTGACGGTCATCATTATACTAATGAACAATTCTTGCGTTTATTACAAATTGTAAATCGTAATAATATTGTTGATTTTTCCACGGTTGAATTGATTGTGACTCGTATTACAAAAATGAGAGACGTAATTGAAAGTATTTCAAAAAATAATGTCGGCGATGTTGCACTCGTGCCTTTGGATTTAAGAAGTCATTTTGACGGGTTACTTGATACATACGACATCGCGATTGAAGAAGACACCGATGAAATGTACAAATTTAAAAATTATTTGAGTACCTCAAATACAACACTTAAAACAAACTTGTTTGAATATTTAAGAACATATAGTGGTTTATCTCAGACAAAATTGAAACAAATGAGAGAAAATATTGATGGTATTATGAATTGGAAGAAAAATAAAGTGAATAAAGAAAATATTTACGATGAAACTACCTATAATGCAGTTCACTTTGTAAAAGAATACATTACTAATTTTTCCAAAACATTTCCAAGTATTATTCTCAATAGTGTAGATTATGAAGACACCGCATCTGTTCAAATACCGAAATACTGGGGACTCGCAAAAAGTCATTCAAATAAAATACGAAAAATTATAACTGACTATTATTCCAAGTTCAAAAAATTTTATGATGTTAAAAGTATCACCAATATATTAAATTCGGTTATGATAAACACCAACAACTTTATAACATTAGTGAATGAAACTCCTTACTTGAATGAAATTAAATACAAAGATACGAAGAAACGTTCTATTTTTGACGAGAGAACGACTCGGTTACTATTTGAAAATTATTTTTTACGTGCGATTACCACTTATATTCGTTACACCGAAGATGAAAGTATGATTATCAGTCGTTTTGATAATGTTGTTGAAAGTGCTGATTCTGAACTACCAACATCTAGTTTGTTACTTGGTGATAAAAAAGAACTCAAAACAAATATCGCCAAACTATTAGTTGATTATTTGAATGTGTTGTTTGACCATAAAGATATGATTAATATGAGTTACGATGAAGTGATGGATGTCATATTCAAGTTGAAAGAATCGGAAAAAGATACTTTTACTGATAGATTACAACAAATGACAGATGAAGAACGTGATGCAGATACCATATTGAAAATAAACAAGTTGGGTGTTTGGAGTAAAGGGTTACAAAAAGGTTTGACTACCTATACCAAAGAAACATACGAAGCCGAACTTGAACTTACCGAAAAAATGAACGAAGTTGAAAAACAAGTAAGAAAGAAATTCAAAGATGTTGCAAACGACCAAAATATGGATATATTGATGGAAGACTACTTGGACGAAATGGAAGTAGAACAAGGTGTGGAAGAAGATGAATATAATATGGGTCGTATGACAGAAGACTATATGGACGGATTCAACGACGGAGATGAAGACCAAGATGTCGGTTATGATGATTAATGTGGTGTTTTACAAGAACACGTAAAATAGATATTACATATTTGATATAATATCTATTGATTTAGTATCATTTTTTATTTTTTTTACTTTTTTTACTTTTTTTACTTCTTTTACCCTTTTTAGTTCGTTTACTTTTTTTGGTTTTTCTTGATTTTTTACCACCTTTTAAGCTATAATTTTCTACTTCGTTAGTTAAATATGGTATATTACCTACACCTTCGTCTGCGAGATATTTCCGGAGTCTATATTCTTCTATATCACTATTTCGAACTTTATCTTTTAAATTTTGTGGTAGTACATAATAAAACCTATGTACGTTTACTGAAAATATATTTTCTTCTACACTTCCCAAAGCACTTGGTAAATAAGGACCCTCGGTACTGCGGGGTGGGTTCATCAAATTTCTAAACATTGCAAATGGCGTTCCATGATCATATAATATTGTCACAAAAGTACCTTTCTTTTTTTGCCCAAGTGGAATATCGGTGGTAGTATGGGTAAGAAATGGACTAGGGGTTGATCCAAGAACGCGTTCTATATAATATTCCATACCAGCTTCTAAATTTTGCCAAGGAACTTCTTCCATTAATACATATATATATATTATTTTTCCTTGTCAATAAGTATTTCTTTTGCCACATTTCTATTGATTTAGTATCGTTTTTTACTTTTTTTACTTTTTTTACTTCTTTTACCCTTTTTAGTTCGTTTACTTTTTTTGGTTTTTCTTGATTTTTTACCACCTTTTTTTTCACTTTTTAAGCCATATTCTTCTACTTTGGCAGTTAAATCTGGTATATTATCTACAACTTCGGCTGCGAGATATTTTCGGAGTCTATTTTCTTCTATATCGCTATCTTGAACTTTATCCTTTAAATTTTGTGGTAGTACATTATAAAACCTATATAAGTTTGTTGAATATATATTTTCTCCTAGAGGTCCCAAAGCACTTGGTAAGTAAGGACCTTCGATACCGCGGGGTGGTTCCATCAAATTTCTAAATATTGTAAATGGCGTCCCCCGGTCATATAATATTTCCACAAAAATACCTTTCTTTTTTCTCCCCATTGGAGTTCCATAGTCATCTACTCTTGGCGGAAGAATATTTTCTATATAATATTCTTTACCAGCTTCTAAATTTTGCCAAGGAACTTCTTCCATTAATATATATATATATACTATTTTTCCTTATCAATAAGTATTTCTTTTGCAACATTTCTTATTATTTTATCATAGTTTCTCTCGTTATCTTCGTCTTTCATTTCTCCCATTGAGTTATCCAAAATCTTCATATATTCTTCGTGTTTTTTTGTGGTAATATCGTCTGCTTTTGGATTTGCTTTTAACCAGTCCGGGACTAATTTAATATTCTTATGCTCTATTAATTTAATTGCGCGTTTCATATGTTTTTTATCTTCATCTTTTACCCAAGCATCATTGTATTTCACGTGAATTACCTCGCGTTTTAAATCGCTGCAGTGAATAGGTCTTTTATACACATCAATTCCTTTTAATTCACGTATTAGAATATTGTTGATGCTACCAACGTAACCCATTCTTCCGAAATTTTCAAAGTCTTTAAACCCAACGTTGATGCCATTGATAAAATCGGTAATGTTGAATGCATCCTTGCATTTTTCATTCAAGAAAATATTCAAATTAAACTTGTTATTATTCGTAGTATTGTTATTATTTGTCGTATTATTATTATTAGTAATTGATTTTGTTTCCTTCGCAAGTTCTACAATTTGTTTCTGTAAATCTTGGTTAATTTCTATCATTTTTATAAACATAGTTTTCAATTCTTTTAACTCCTCTTCTGTTTTTTGTTGTTTTTCTTCGTAACTTTCTTCCTTTTCTTCTGTGGTTAAAACAATAACTTCTTCGGAGTTTTTATTTTTTTCTTCGGAAATTTTACATTTTTTTTCGTGGTACCACAAGCTGTTGCGCACTTTGTATTCTTTATTACAATATTTACAGCAAAATACGTTTGAAGGATTTTTTTGGGATAAATCGTTCAAAATCGTTCTATTTATATGTTTTGATGTGCTTATATGTTTGTTAAAATCTTTTTTACTACTAGTAATATAGTTACACTTTTCACAAACATAATTTAGTGGGATAAATTGCGGATTTTCCATTCTAAATGTTCTATATATTAATAGAACAAAAAAATCCCTAAATACTTTTTTTTAGAAATCATATTTTATGCTCACAAAATTATGCTCTCGCGTAAAATACGAAAAACTGGTTTTGAGAGCTTTATGCTGTAAAACACGTTTTGAAAACAAGTTGTCGCCAAAATATATGGGGTTTTGAAAATTGGACATTTATTTTTGTCCATTTTTTCAAACCCCTGGCACTTTTGTGCAAAAAATTTTGCCATTTTCTTCCTTCGGAAAAATTCTTAAAAATAAACACTTTTTGATTAAAAATAGCAAAAATGTTAAAATAAAGAAAAACACCGAAGGAAAAACAACGAATATTTAAAATTATAATATTTTGTTATATATAATAAATAATGATAGGAATAGATGAATGTATAGAACCAAATTCGTATGTTTTAACCATATCTATTGATACACACGCAGCAGTGATAAATGTAAATTTAAACGATAAAGAAAATGAAATATTTAAAAATGTAAGATACTACAGTCAAGTTGGAGACTATTACTATTCTATTTCAAATGTAAATAATGATGTTTATAACTACCGAAATTTAAAAAATATTTTTAGAAAAACATTATACGAACCAACTTATATTGAAATGGAAAATCTTGGAAAAACATTGAAACCTATCTATAAACAAATGTTAGAAGGATATAAAGTATATGATGACAGAAGATATGAAAAGTCTTGTAAAATACACAATATGGTGGTATATGACAAGATTTTATCAAAATTTGAACGTTTAAATGACCGTTATAATCAGTTATATTGTTACTTTAACCCAAGCGATGCATATATTGGTATAAAGTTAATCTCATTACACAAAAATATGAGTAACGCAACAGATGGTATTAAATATGAATTAGTAACACCAGATGATATTGACTTGTCTACATTATCTGGGTTAATTAAGTTATCAATGTTGATTAATGGCAAAGATGTTGTGTCTCAAGTCATCCAAGAAGCGTTGCGAGAACCTCAAATACAAGACAACGAAGTTATTATTTTGAATGGTGATAGTATTGATGTAATTAGAATGAGTTTTTTTGTGAGTTTAATAAAATTAATTTTTAACAATAACTGCAGTATTAATTTAATAGACTTTTCTTGTTCTCATATTTATTCAAGAGTCAGTGTAGCAAAAGAAGATAAAGATAGAGCAATGGAATATGCGAACGTAGACATTGAAGCCCCCGCAAGTACTGTAGGTAAATTTGGAGGTAAAAAATATAAAAAACAAAAAAAAATAAAACGAACAAAAAATGTTAAAAAGTCAAAAAAAACTAAAAAACGCGGCAATAGAACAAGAAAAAATAAATTATAAAGTGGTATTATCTTTGTAGTTTGGAGTTGTTTGTTGCTTCGTTAATTCTTTGTTTGAATAAAACAATATAAACGCTAAGAAAATACCGAAGAAATTTTTAGCAAACAAGTCCAGTATATTATACATTATATTTTTAATCGTATACGGGAGTATAGATGCCACACCATACAACGACCATATACCGCAAAAATACCAAAATGTTTTGATACCATCTTGTGAAAACACCGCATAGTTTTTGTAAATAATATAAAACATTAAAATAAAAGGAATAAATCCTAAAAATGCAGCCAAGTATTTTGACATTTTCTTAATTTCTCCCAAATAACCAAACATTAACATTGCTGCATTTAATATGACAATCGGAACTAATATTTTCAGATTTTCTTGAATGAGTTCATACATATTATCTTTTATTTCTTTGTTTTCTTCTTTATACTTCAAGTACATCAAGTAAAATGAGTAAGTGAATAACATTGTTGGAGTGGTAATAAACCAGTCGTAGTATCTAAAATGTGTAATATCAGCAATTTTGGAAAAATTATATACCATCCAAACATAAAATGAACCTTCTATAATTTGAACAATAAATTCTAATAACAACAAGTTTTTCAATAACAAAAATGATGAAGGAACTTTCAATCCCAAAACATAATAATCAAAAACACCAGTTATGATTTGAATAATTAATGATAACACACCAGTAATGTAAATAAAATCTTTCATTATTATATATTGAATATATAATAATTTTATAAAACATATAAAAACATATAACTATGTTATTATATAAAAATGCAAAACGACCAGTCACCACCAAAATTTGTTAGACCTTGGGGATGGTATCAAAATATTTACGAAGACGAACACTCCGGATACAAAGTAAAAATTATTCATGTTGATGTTGGACAAAGGTTATCATTGCAGTCACATAATAGCAGAAGCGAACACTGGGTTGTTGTGAAAGGTATTGCAGAAATAACTATCGGTAAAAAAACATTTGTCTGTAACAAGGACTCACAACATTATATTCCAATAAAAGAAATTCATCGTTTAAAAAACGTTGGATACGAAGAATTAGAAATTATTGAAACCCAAATTGGAAGTTATTTAGGAGAAGATGATATAGTGAGATATGAAGATGATTATGGTCGTCGTTGAATAACACAACGATTTTTGCAAAAATATTTATGAACTCCTACAAATTCGGCAGTCATATGCAATAAAAAACCCAATAAAAACATTAATATCCAACGATTTTCAATAAAGACTTTCAGTAAAAGTCCTAATATTATAAACACACCGCCTTCTAAAATACTTTCTCCAAGTAGTATCTGCTTCGTTGTGTAAGATTTACTGCCATTCACACAAGTAGCACAGTAATAGTCTTGAATTTTCAAGTAATAACCTAAAAAGTGTTTCAAAAATCCAACAACAAATAGTAATAACACAAAGTTAGAAGAAACCAAAAACGAAACGAAAATAGAAATAACACAAGTATAAACTCCAACAAATAGAGACTCAAACAGCAATTTTTTAGTTAGTTTTGAATTTGGCGATTGTTTCATTTTATATTATTTGGATATAATTAATTATAAATATATTTTTTTGTTTATAATTATAATATATATATGTATCGTAATTATATTAGAAATCATCCAACAGTTGTAGCAATTTTATTATTTTTATTGATATTTATCCCGCTACATATTGCACAACCAAAATTTTTATACAACACGGATGGTAGTATCCGGCAATTTGGAGTTGGATTTAGAAATAAAACCATTTTACCCATTTGGTTACTATCCATTATTTTAGGCATTTTATGTTATTTGTTTGTTTTGTATTATTTAGCGAATCCAAAATTTAATTTTTAGTTTACTATTTTCACGTATTGCATCACATATGTGAAAATATTATTTTTGTTCATATCTTTTTCCATCAATACCACACATACCACTCATACTTCTAGCAGTAGAACAGTAATTGTATTCAACAGTTACTTCAGAGTTGTCAATTCCAGTAACTAGATAGGTGTCGTCTAGTTTTATGGTTGTTATGTTGAAAAGCATACATTTACCATACGCTGCAGAACTATAACTACTTTCTGGAGGAATATAATGTTTACAATTTATACAAAATTTGGTTAGAGTCGGTTTCAAAGAATACGCCATAGTGAAAAAAACAAATATATTTATAAAAGTCCAATACATAACTATTGTATAGTATAACAAGTATTATTTATATCATTTGCAAGTACTATAATTAAGTGCTTTTGGTATAAACCATATTTTTTGCTTTTGCATTAGCTGCCGTTTTTACTGCTTGTTTTTTCAAATAGTCTTGTTGATTTTGTTGAATATCTTGTAAATTTTGAACACAACCGCGGGATGTTATTTTGTATTGTACAATAGATGTTAGTAAAATTGCGGTATACAAGAACCACATACCTTCACCAATATTATCTCTTAATACAACAACATCTAATAGTTTTTGTTTTAGACCTAGTGCATTTTGATTTTCAATAGGAACCCCATTACTTATAGTAGGTTGATACTGGTCTTTCATCAAAGGAGTTAAAATAGATGTCCATATTTTGTTGAAGTTTTCGGGAACAATTTGGTTGATTAAAATACTCATATTACCACATAATTTGATGATTGCATCAGCTGCGGTTTGGTATGACAATTTTTGTTCGGGGCTTAAAGATGGGTCATCCTTAATTGTTCTGTTCAAGTCAGTATTCACTAATAACTCAGTCAATACACCATTTGCAGTTGAAGCAACAATAAAATAACCGACTACATTTGAAAATGCAGACTTTATTCCGGGGAATATAATTAACACAGCCATTAATATTCCAAATATGAATATCCAAGGAATAAATGTAACAATAAATGCATAACCAATATTACTAGTTGAACTACCACCACAAGTATTTATTACGTAGAACGCGTTAACTGCAAATTGAGTCATTACTACAAGTAATAAATATATACCCAAACCCATATATTTACTAGTTGCATATTTACCCATTAGTGCCGCATCGTTCAAAGTGTCAAGCTTCATTTTAGGTTTTAAAACAAGATAAAATAATATAGTTGTTATTAAAAATATCAATACCGAAATATATGAAGTGTCCATATAGATATTGTGTATAATTTATTTTAGAATTATAAAACTAATTATTAGTATATGAATTCTGATAATTTTACTAAACCAACCTTAATTGAACCCGGGGTTAAGTATTTTTTAAACCAAACATTAAAACAATGTAGGGAATTTAAAAATAAATACAACAATGTTATATTTAATATATCTTTAGGTATTGGATTTTTTCTACTTTTAGGAACAATATTGTTATTTAAATATAAAGGAAAACTAACTCCTTCTGAAAAAAATATGAAAAACATTGAAAAACAACAGTATATTTTATCAAAAATAAAAAATTATCAAGACGCTAAATTGCGTTCTCAACAGTCGTTGATTACTGGATTGCCACAATGGGACGACGAATATGATTTTACGCATAAAAAGATTGGAAAATTCTAAAAGACGAAAAAAATATAAATAAATATATTCGTAATTTATAATATAGAATGGATGAAAATGAACTAGTAGATGAAAACAAATCAAATGACGATAAAACGAAATATTTAGAGGGTCTAGATAAATACTATGAAATGAAAGACCAATATGAAACGAGTATAAATAATGAAAAAAAGAAAATTATAGCAATTCCAAATTTAAGTTGGAAAGAAAAAAGATTAAAATATAGCGAATTAAGACCGAAATGTATTAACTGTGGGAGACCAGTTGGTTCCGTTTTTACAAGTAAAGAAAATGAAGATTTTGAACGCATACTATCGGCGGTTTGTGGAGATAAGGAAAATCCGTGTCCTTTCAATATTAAAATAAATTTGGCAGAAACAAACGATTTACGTGAGTTGATAAAAGAAGATGAAGAAAATCTGATGGAATATAAAAAAAGTATAATTCTTGATAAAAATGATTTTTTATTTGGATACATAACAAGTGAAGAAGCAGTTAAAAAATTTGAAGAAATCCGAGAAAAAGTAATAACCGCAACAGAAAATACCCAGTATTTTTTAACTTTGTTTAATGTGACTACTGATTCAACCACAAAAAAAGAAATGTTGAATAAAACGCAGACCGAATTATATACGAATATTGAAAATATTCAAAAAATGATGTCGGAGTATGAAAAAACCAATAATAAACAGTTTGTAACTGATGCAGTGGATGTTTATATTGATGATATGATTCCTCGTTTGAAAAAATTAATGAATTTAAAATATGCCAAGTCCTATGTTGATTATGAAGACGACGGAACATACAAGTTGGTTCAGTTGCCATATAGTGTTGAACAGTTAGAGTTTGTGTTAGGCGACCAAAAAGTAGAAAAAATGCAGTTAGGACTTAAGGAACCAAAAGAGAAAAAAACAAAAGAAAAAAGTAAAAGCGATACAACAGAAACAACTGAATATGACGAAGAAGGTAATAAAAAATATAAGTATAAAGAAGAAATGAGAATAGGAGAATAAAATATTTTCATATTCAAAAAATTTTATTAGTTTATATATATTATATGTGGGTTAGTTTTGTTTTATACAACATTTGTTATATTTTATTTTTGTTTTTTCTAGCATCAGATGATGATATTAAGGGACTACCAAGTAATCCAATAGAGAGACTAGTTGCGCTGTTTTATTATACAGTAACAACAATGACAACAACGGGTTACGGTGATATCACAGCAGTTTCACCACGAGCTCAAATAATAGTATCCAGTTATATGTTGATAAACTTTTACATTCTTGTTACGCAAGTAAGTATTTTTAGAGCAAAACATAAAGCAAGTTAACAATTTTAATATAATAAAATATTTTACTATATAAAAGAGATGTGGTCATTATCAAAATTTATTTCATTACCAATTTTTATTGTTAGTTTAGCATTTGGACTCTTTTTTGTTTATATAATGGGTCCAGAAACAAAGGTGGTTCATATGTATCCGACACCAGAAAATGTAGGAAAGGTCCAATACAAGGATAATGCCGACAATTGTTTTTTTTATGAAGCAAAAGAAGTGCCTTGTCCATCAGATAAGGGATCTATCAAAACGGTTCCGATACAAAAATAGATTTTTATACAAATCATTAGTTTTAGATAATTTTTAATAGTGTGATATTATATACAATAATGTTACGATTAGCAAAATTTTTACACGGTGAAACCGGAAGAATATTAATGTCAATTATTTTAGGATTGGGTTTAGCATCTTTATTTAGAAAAGTTTGTAAGGGGCGTAATTGTATTATTCAAAAAGCGCCTCCATTAGATGAAATTGATGGAAAAATATATAAGTTCCAAGATAAATGTTACAAGTACAACACAAAGTCTGTAAAGTGTGATAAAAATATGAAATTTGTTGAAATGGATGACGACGATAAAAAATAATTTGTTTGTTTGCGTAAATAGTATTATTATAATAATCAAAATATATTATAATTATATGTCTTCAGATACAACGAGTATTATGGATTTGCCAACTGACCCAACGGGGGGAGGAAGTATTGGCGGAAATGTCTCTCTTTCAATCAATGAAACAAATCAAGTAATTTCTGGCGGCGGAAATGTAGGAGGGCAAGGACAAGGCCAAGGTGTTTCTTTAGACCAATCAACAATAAATCAAATCGTAAATGGGTTACAACAAGCAAGTTCAGCCGGCCTAACACAGTTACAGTCAAGAGATATTCCAAGAAACACCGAAAACATAATACAAGACCCGCAAATACAACCAAACTATATTCCTCCTAATAGAGAAACCGAAGATTACATTGGTGACTACGAAGATAATGATGAAATTATATCAAAATATAACAGACGTGTTGATCAAGACAGTAGCTTAGACCAACTATACGATGAAATACAAGTTCCATTGTTGATATGTATATTGTACTTTTTGTTCCAACTACCGATTTTCAAACGTTTATTATTCAAATACTTTCCAGTGTTGTTTTTCAAAGACGGAAACATCAATATATATGGATATTTATTCACTAGTGTTTTATTTGGAACGTTGTACTATTTCATATCAAAAGTAACGACTCATTTTAGTACATTTTAACTCGGTCTCATTTTCTCTCTTTGTATTGAAATTCAAAAGTAAAAATAGGTCAAAAATATAAGATGCGTATCATTTATAGTATATTTATTTCATCTATAAATAATACATTACTCCATAAATTAAATGTTAGAAACGTATATTTCCAAATTAGTTGATAATATTCCACTTTCAAAAAAGAATCAACGAGAGAAAATAGATATTATTCTTGACGGGGGATTATTCAATGGAAGTTATTTAATCGGTGCTCTTTATTTTTTGAGAGAAATGGAAAAAGTAGGTCATATAGAAGTAGATAAGTTATCCGGATGCAGTATTGGTTCTCTCGCTTGTGTCTTATATACTGCAGACTTGTTGGATTTAACAACCGAAATATACAATATGGCGATTGACCAGTTCAAGAAAACAACCCATTTGGAAGTAGTGGATGACATTCTCTCTAAAATACGCAAAAAGTTGCCGCGGGATATTTGTGAAAGAATGAATGGTCGGGTTTTTATTACCTACTATGATTTAAAAAAAGGAAAAAAGGTCATAAAATCCAAATACAAAAACAAGAAAGAAATTATGGATGTAGTGAAACGGTCTTGTTTTGTTCCTTACTTGATTGACGGTAGTTTTATGCACAAGGAGAGATATATAGATGGGATTTTTCCTTATATTTTGCCCAAAGAAGAAGGGAAACGAATTCTTTACTTGGACCTTTTAGGATACGATAAAATAACTCATATTATATCCGTTAAGAATGAAAAAACGAATTTTCATCGTGTTCTCTCTGGACTGTTGGATATTCACTTGTTTTACATCAAAGAAAAACCAACGCTAATGTGTAGTTACGTGGATGAATGGTCATTAGTAAGACAAACGTATCATTTTATACTTAAAAAATTATTTGAAATATTTGTATTTTACAATATTTATTTTTATTTTTTGATTCATAAATACATACTCACGAGAGAAGTCTTGGAACATTTGAACAGTAATTCGTTTGTTCAAATAGTCGTAGATTTTTTAAAAAAGGCAAATGAAAAGTTTTTGAGGTATTTTTGTATGTAATATATATAAATATGTATGATTATTATTTTTATTTCAATAAAGAAGAAAATGCAAAATATGTTGATTCATTTCACACGATAGGTTGTGGTGAAGGAAATAAATTTGACTTATTAGAACAAGTAAAGAATAATGATAAATTTTGTAGAAATAAAGAAGGAATGGATTATGATTTTTTTATAAAGTCTTTGGAAAATAAAGATATTGTTATATACATCACTCAAACAGATAATAAAAATATACTAGGGGCTTGTTCTTTATCTGTGATTACTTATTCAGACACTCCTTATATAACTATTTACAGTATATGCGTTCCTCAAAACGAAGATTTGAAAGGTATTGGAAGTTTATTACTAACAAAAGTAAAAGAGTTTGCGAGTATATTGGGTGTGAAAAAAATATCACTTTACGCGAATAAAGCAGTAGAAGAATTTTATATAAAAAATGGTTTCACAAATTCTGGTGAGGTTAGTGGTATGACTTATACTTTGAAAGGAGGAAGAAAAAGAAAAACAACGAAGAGAAAAAAATCAAACAAGAAAAGGAAAACAAACAAGAGAAGAAAATCTTCAAGGGTGTAATTATCCTTTCCTCCTCTTTGTTTTATTTTTTTTATTTTTGTTCTTTCTATATTTTCTACTACTGCGACGTTTTCCACCTCTGATACCATCTGGGAATAACTTTTCCTTTTCATCGTATGGTTGTTCTAATATATTTTTTACTGCAGTATCATCCTCATCTACTTCAACCTTTTTTTTCGCAATTATATCTCTTGTAAGTCCTTCCAAGGTTCCCACTTTTATTTTGTATAAAATTTTTTCAATACCTTCTATTCTTTTATTATTCAAATTGACGTATTCTTGTATTTTGTCAATTAAATTTTTAAGAGGAACTATTCTATCATTGTTTTGTTCTTGTAAAAGATGTTTAGCACGTGAAAGTTTTTGTATATAAGTATCATATTTTTCTCTTGTTTCTGTTGTGGTTTCACTTTCATTTATATCTAATTCGTTTTCAATGTAGTCATCAATTTCAACATCTTCTATATCGTGTAATTCATTTAAGTCACTAATTTTTTTTGACCATAGCGCACCCATTAAATGTCGTAATGGACTATTAGAGTAGTTACCGCCATAATCGTCACGAATATCTTCAATAATATTCGTTAAATTGTTGAATGTGAGATCCAAATTATTTATTAATTCAGCCATTTATATTATATATATATTATTATATATATAATAAATTATTTTTTCTAAAAGAAATATCCTTTCCTCCTCTTTGTTTTATTTTTTCCAGAGTGTTTTTTCTTTGTTTTTGTAACAGACAAGTCTTCTATTTTTTGCTTTATCTGTTTTTTATCTCCGGGACGATAGGTCAAGAACCATTCTTCGTATTCCAAAGTGCCTCGTTTTTCTTTCAATTCTTTAAACTTCGCCGCCTTTTCGGCACGCATTTCTTCAACCGTTTCTTGATGTCCGTAACAGTCAATACTGAATCTTTTCAACAACCCTTTTTGTTCTAGTCTATTCTTTTGTTGAACTTCAAACAAGTATTTCGCCATACATAAAATACGATTGGTATCGTAGTAGTCACGGTCGGCGTATAAAAAAGCCAAATAATAACTCAACATTGTATCAATCGTTGCAATTTTAATATCTTCTCCGTCTACTTGAATGACGTTGTAACTATGACACGCAATAGGTTTGTATATAAATGCAATCGTATCACTACCTACCATAATTTGATAATTTTCTGGAATGACTTCGCCAAGTGGTTTGTTTTTCACAAATTTCGCATTTTTTACTTTTACATCTTTGAGTCGTTCAATGACAATTTCGGCAGTCGTTTTAGGGTCGTCTGAGATAACATCAAAATCGGGAATTTTTTTCACTTTATGATAAATATCTTTTGGCATATACTTTGCGTACATTGAGATAGCGTAACCGCCGAAAAACACGACAGACTGATTTACTAGTGTATGTTTGACATTTTCATAAATAGCATTACCGAATTCCTCGTTTTTAGTAAGTTTTCTTTGAAAGTCAATATGAGCACATTGTGCGGAGTCTAATGGGTAATTTTTATTCAATAGAGTCAAACGTTTCAACACTTTTTCCCAACGAGAAGTGTCGCCAGCGGGACGACTTAATTCCAAATACATTCCCATTCTTAAATAATTGGGTGGTGCATATAAAATACCCGCTACTTGGATACTGTCTTTTTTAAGAGTATAAAAAAGTTCCTTGGGAATACTTGTAATGTCGGCAATACCGATGAAGTTTACAAAAACCTTGTAGGTCCCAAAATGTTGACCGGCTTTTGCTTCTACTTCAGAAAATCCAGCATCAATATAAATATCTGCTAAATCTTTGGCATCTTTCAAAGCATTTGGACTAAAGAAGTCGTAGTCGGGGATTTCAATATCCTTGTTGTAAAACTGGTCTTTTTTTGGAAGAATATTATTAATTGCAGTACCGCCATAACAAATTAAAGATTTTTTCTTTATAAAATTTTCAACAATCGTAAGCATTTTTGTTATTTCTGGCGAATTTACCGCATTTTTACCGATAATTTCTTCTGCTTTATCAACAGCAGAACGTAAAATAACTAACTCACATTCTTGAAATGACATTTTTTTATCGCATAAATCTTTCATTTGAGTAAATATATTATCTAAAATATAGTGAGATAATATCTTTTATATAATTGGTAAAATATCTAAACTTTAAAACTATAGTAATCACTATTAACTTCTCGGGTTTGATAACTAACTGCCGGGTCTTGTGGTGTTGGTTTAGGTATAGTGACTGGAATATAACGTAGTCTATCTGGTTTCAAAACAAAAGCATAACCATTATCGTTGAAGAATTTTTCGTCTTCTTGTAAGTTGACATCATAATTTTGGTAACGCATTGCGGTCATTTGACTTCCGGTTTCTCTAGATACAACTCCACTAGGGTTTGTTGGTGAAGGTCCTTTATCGGGCATACAGATAGTCATATTTTTTTTATTGAAATTTTGTAATTCAGACAAGTCTGGTGTATTTTTAACATTATAAAAGTTTAATCCACGCATAAATACTGAGTTGCTAGTAATATTTACATATTCATAAAAGTCTTCGTTGTCTAAATATTTGTTGTTTGACTTATCCACGATAAGAATTATTTTTTGTGAAAGTTCAGTTAATTTAATGTCACCAATATTTTTACCTCCGTACTCATAACTATATGTGGGACCTAAGAAAAATCTTCTATATTCCTTAAATATTTTTGCCAAATTTTTATACATTGATATGTTGTTACTTTTAATTCTTAAATGAAATAAGATAGGGTCATTTGGATTTGGAGCAGTACCTCCCGAAAATGCGTAATTAACAATAATATTCATAACGTCTGAAAATGGAACACTGTTATAAGTCTCTTTAATATAAAAACTACTATTTGTTGAAGTTGCCACAACTGGTTTATTGTTTATGGAATAAATTTCAAAATCTAATCCTCTAACACCTTGTTTTAAAACATTTTTCAAATTACATAAATTTACAAAGTCGTGTTTATAAGAACCGCCACTGCAACAGTTGTATGCGGTTTTAATATAGTAGTCTTTCAATGTGTAACCGCACTTTGGGTCCTTTGCGTTAATTGACTTAATCTTTCCATTTATTGTTCCATATTTTTTCTCCATGATGGAACATTCCTTGGGCATTAAACTTGTGATATAGTAATAATAAACAATTACTAAAACAATTGTTACTATTATCATAATAATAATGATAGTGCTTATAAAGTATTCCTTTGTAAATTTTGGACTATTTATTATTTCTTTGAACTTATTTGAAACATTTACCATATCTATTTAATATATAATAATATTAAAAGTATTTTGTAATTCAAAATATTTAGATAATGACAAAATATTTAATTAAATATAAATTCAATTAAATATAAATTATCAGTATAATATAACTAAATGAGTGGTGGATTAATACAACTTGTTTCGGCAAGTAATCAAGATATTGTTTTAACTGGTAATCCAAGTAAAACATTTTTTAAATCAACATATCATAAATATACCAATTTCAGTTTGCAAAAGTTTCGTCTAGACTTTGAAGGTTCTAGAACATTGCGTTTATCCGAAGAATCAACATTTACATTTAAGGTGAAACGTTACGGAGACTTGTTGATGGATTGTTATTTAAGTGTGGAATTACCGAACATATGGAGTCCAATACTTCCTCCTCAAACAGACGAGACAACAACTGCAAATAATACTGGTGCGTGGATACCTTATGAGTTTCGTTGGATTGAAAACATTGGAGCACAAATGATATCAAAAATAATGATTACTTGTGGTAATCAAACATTGCAAGAATTTTCGGGCGCATATTTGTTAGCGATGGTACAACGAGATTTTTCCGCAGAAAAAAAAGCGTTATTTGACAAAATGACTGGGAATGTTCCAGAGTTGAATGATCCGGCAAATTCTGGGTCACGTGTAAATGCTTATCCAAATGCATACTATACGAGCGACCCCGCTGGCGCAGAACCATCTATTCGTGGAAGAACACTGTATATACCATTAAACGCGTGGTTCTCTCTTAAAAGTCAAATGGCATTTCCTTTAGTAGCACTTCAATACAACGAATTACAAATTCACGTTACAATGCGTCCTATTCAAGAGTTGTTTCAGATACGCGATGTAATGGATAGTGACAATAACTATCCCTACATTGCTCCAAACTTTAATCAATATTATATGCAATTTTATCGTTTTTTACAGACACCTCCAGATGTTGCTTTAGGAGTAAATTCTTATACCGACACAAGAACATTATGGAATGCGGATGTGCATTTGAATTGTACTTATTGTTTTTTATCCAATGCAGAGTCGCGTATATTTGCGCTAAACGAACAAAAATATTTATTTAAACAAGCGAGAGAAAACGTTTTTTATAATGTGACTGGACCGAACAAGGTTCAGTTGGATTCTATGGGGATGATATCAAGTTACACTTTTTTCTTGCAAAGGAGTGACGCAAATTTGAGGAATGAATGGAGCAACTATACCAACTGGCCGTATAACTATTTACCATACGATTTGACACCAGCGAGCACTAGTGGAACATATGAAATAATACGAACAAATCCAGATGGAACAACCACAACCGTATATATTGGTCCGGGAGTAAATGCAAATGGAAAATTAACCGGGTGGATGCTTACTGGAAACTATAATTTAGAAAATGAGAAAAATATTTTGATATCAATGGCGTTGTTGTTGGATGGTTCTTATCGTGAAAATGCTCAACCAGTGGGTGTTTACAACTATATTGAAAAATATACGCGTACTGCGGGAAATGCTCCGGATGGATTATATGTCTACAACTTTTGCATGAACTCTTCACATTTGGACTTACAGCCATCCGGTGCAATCAATATGAGTCGTTTTACAACAATTGAGTTTGAAATAAATACGATTGTCCCTTCTTTGGACCCTTATGCCCAGTCGCTTACTATTTGTGATCCCGAAACTGGAAATATTATAGGTATAAATAAACCAACGTGGAGAATTTATGATTATAATTTTAACTTGGTAGTATTTGAAGAAAGAATCAATATGGTTACTTTTGTGGGTGGTAACTGCGGTCTTATGTATGCAACTTAAATACTACAGCAAGTTACCGTGTATTATTTATTATACATTTATAAATATATAATAAACAACATAAAAACAATCTATTACAAGTAACTAGTAAAACAGAATGGAAAAAATACAAACCAATACAAAAAAAATGTTTAAACCAGTAAGTTATTACCATAAATATAGTTGTGAGTCGTGTAACTATTTTACAAATTATAAAAATAGTTATAATAAACATATTAAAAGTGCTAAACATTTATCATTTTTTCCAAAAGAAGAAGAACACGTTGAAATTGATGCCAGTAGTATAAAGGACGAACAACAACAAGAAAGAGAAACAGTTAATGAAGAATTAAAACCAGAAGTGGTAATGGATGCAAGTATGGGATTTATTACAATAGAAGAGGTGAAAAAAGATACCAAAGTTGAAGATATACTTCCATACAATGAGTATAAGTTGAACAAAATTATTGACTTAATGGACCGACTAAGTAATCAAATAAATAATGATATTGAAATAAAGTGTTTTTACTTTGGAATGGGAATTTTCTTTCATTATGCATTTACTAATTTATTCGTTGGAGGCAAGTGGTCCAACTTCTTTGAATTGTCCGGATAAAGTTGGACGAATCGGATAGTTAGGCATAAATCCTAAATTGCCATTAGGATAATATTTTCTATTAAATTCATTTTCACCCAATTCAAATTTATTTTTCCACTGGTCTACGCCTAAAAAATATTGAGGTACTGGTGCATTAGGATTAATTACTCCGGCTTGTGTTCCAATATCAGTAGTTAAAACAGAAAAAGTTGGAGTTACACCTTGTGTTAATTTACCAGAGTCATTATACCCCGGAACTTCCTCGCTGAGTGACTCTTCTATTTTTTTATTGATAGGAGGTGTGCAACCGTAACAATCAATATCAGAAACACATTGTTCTCCGGTGATTGAGCAACGACCCGGAGGTCCACACATATTTTTACAACTAGTAGTTGTGTTGATTGGAAGACGTACAGTATCTGTGGTGTCGGCACTTTCTGGATTTATAGTTACGGTTGTAAATCCTTCTTTTTCTCTACGAATATAATCATTTTTTATTAAATAGTCTCCCCAATAGAAGATAATACAAATAAAAATTAATGTGATAAATGCTAGAATAAATATATTTATTTTATTAGTCATAATAATATAAATAGAGAATAAAATAATTGTGTTAATGTTTTCTATATTTTCTTGATTTTTTAGATTTCTTTGACTTTCTAGACTTTCTTTTGGATTTTTTATATTTTTTTGACTTTCTTGGTCTTCTTTTTCCGGCTTCTTGGTTTCTTTCACGCTCAACCTCATTTAGATAAGGGATGTCTTGTCCCTCTTGTAGTGGTGGCGTTACCATTTGAGGGTACTGTTCTTGTTGTACTGTTTGTTCTCCTAGGTTTATCAATCCTAACTCTTGCATTGCTTCATCAAATAGGTCATCACATTCCCGTTTTACCTGGTAGGAGACTTCACGTGAATATGGTATGCCTCTTTCTTCTAATTCATCGTATGGAATTATTGGTTCGGCTGTCATCGGAACTGGAGTATAACATTTTTGTAATTCATAATTCAAACGTTTATATGTATATTCATAAATAAAGTATGATGGGGTTGAGTTTGTGAAATCATCCTTAAATTCAATAAATGGATTTTGTGACATATAGTATAAATAGAGATAAAATAATTAATTGTTCATTTAAATAAATTATAATATCAATTTATAATATGGCAACAGATTCGTCATCTGAAATTGAAAAGAAAAAAAAACAGATGCTTAGTTCTATGGGAACTACAACACCAAATAATCCATTAGGATACGCGACAACATTATTTAGACAATTATTTACTTTTGGGATAATGATTGTCATTGGAACAACCATGGTGTATTCTGGAAAAGTAGCTCAAGCTAATATATTGCCAACGAAGATAAAATGTTTTCCATATACAAATTTGACACCCACGATAGATAAAGTTGACATTGACATTAATATTGTCAAAGTGAAACCAGGTGAAGTTTATTCAACAAAATTAGATTTTGACCAATCGAAAAATATGAAAATAATGGAAGAAGGATTTTTGGGATTTCTAAAACGTATGACGGAAAATAAAGATTCTGGACATTTTTACTTGTACGCGTGCTCCTTGTACCAAAGTGCTATATCCAATAACTTGTATATGAATACAGCTTACTATAATTTAATAAATTCATATTGTTCAGAGTCGTTAATATTATTTTTATTACCATATTTTAGTATTTTTTGGTTTATAATTACATTTGCCGTTAATTTAGGTTATATTACTGGTATGTGGTTTTATAATTTATATTTATTTTATAGCACAAAGACAGTTGTGAATGATAAAACAGTATGGCAACCGGGAGAAAGTATGTGGAGTTTTTCAAATGTATTTAAGTCGTTGTTTATGATTTTTATTGCTTTTATCGCTTGGCTGTGTGTTGGTATTGGTATCATCGTACCATTTATGACTTTTACAACAGCAGTTTACTCAATATTAATGCCCATGTTTATGGAGGCAAATGTGAAAGGCTCTGGAAAACCATACACATTTTCATCGGCTTTACTTGATGTTTTTAAGTACAAAATTAGTGTAATAATGTATATAGTTACTTATTACATGATAACTGGCGCATATTCTAATTTTGGTTCAACTGCAACCGGTGTTTCATTTATCGCATTTATTATACTTTTCTTTTTCACAAATATTTATAAAGCATATAAACCCGCAGCCAAAGACACCGCAACTTTTGGTTGGGGTAAATACGAACAAGCAAATAAAGAGTGTAAATAATATTTTACATAAAAAAATAATTTAAAGAAACATTATTATTAATAACTGGGATTCTGTAAAACCCCCGCTCCCATGGCTTAGTGGTTATAGCGTGCGCTTAGTAAGCGTAAGGTCGCGAGTTCAATCCTCGCTGGGAGCTAAAACTGTATATAAAATACAGAATCTCATTATATTCAACAAAAAAATAATATAAATAGTTGTTGTATATTTATATTATGAATTTTCTAGTTGAAAAATTTATTTTACCAAAAGTAAGTATTTGTACGCCAACATTCAATCGTCGTCCATTTATTCCAATGATGATTGAATGTTTTAATAATCAAACATATCCAAAGGATAAAATAGAATGGATAATAATAGATGATGGCACTGATAAAATAGAAGATTTGGTCACACATATTCCACAAGTGAAATACTTTTATTATCCAGAAAAATTAACTTTGGGTAAAAAGAGAAATATAATGCACGAAAAAACAACTGGCGAAATAATAATTTACATGGATGATGACGACTACTATCCACCAGAACGTATATCACACGCAGTAGAAACTCTTCAAAATAATCCACAAGCGCTTTGTGCTGGTTCAAGTGAAATGTACATTTACTTTAAACATATTCAAAAAATGTATCAATGTGGTCCATATAAGGAAAACCATTCAACCGCCGCAACATTTGCGTTTAGACGAGAATTGTTAAAACAGACCCGTTACGATGACAACGCGTGTTTAGCGGAAGAAACTCATTTTCTCAAAAACTATACGATTCCATTTGTTCAACTAGATCCATTAAAAAGTATATTGGTTTTTTCTCATAATCACAATTCTTTTGATAAAAAGATTTTGTTGGATGGACCACCAAACAAATATGTAAAAGTTTCAGAAAAACGGGTGACTGATTTTATTAAAGAACCGACTATTTTAAATTTTTTTATGGTTGAAATAGATGAACTATTAGAAAATTATGAGCCGGGAAATCCAAAATATAAACCAGATGTTTCCAATCAAATGAAAGAAATACAAGAAAAAAGAAATAAAATGATTGAAGAACAAAAAAAACAACAAGATGCCAATTTACAAATGAATAATATTATTCAAAATAGTCAAAATGTGAATTATACTAAAAAAATTGAGGAACAAAATCAATTAATAATGGACTTGTTAAAGGAAAATTCTCAGTTAAAAGAAAAAAATGAATATTTGGAAAACAAAATAAAAGAATTAATAAATATTCGAATCAAAGAATTAAAAAAAGAATAATTGTCTTTTATCTAATTATAGTAAAATCAATATAAATAAATATAACAATAGTATTATATAATTTACGTATCCGTGAAATATGTTGTATGAAGATGATATGTGCCATCCCCTAAACCAAGAATGCGAACCAGTGATTTCTTCTAGACTTGAGAATAATAAAAAAGTAAAAAAAATAATGAGCGATATTCATCAAAATAACAAAGGTTTTCATTTGATTAAACGACAGTCTAAGGATGGAAAACATCATAATGTAGAATTTTTTTCATCTGGTAGTCAAGGTTCAAATATTAGAAATGCAATTAGTGGAACTTATTATTATGGTGACCGTGTTGGTTCAAAACAAGAAGACTTGTATTATAAAGTATGTATTTCAAGTGGTGACATGGGTAAAGATACGATTGTTTTATTTTATGATTCACCAGAACAATATGAACGTCATATGTATACAACTGTGGACTCAGAAGACAAAAAAAGATGGTTAGAAAAACAAGTGAGCGTAAAATTAACAAAACAATAATAAAAATAATATAAAAAATAATATAAAAAATAATATAAAAAATAATATAAAAAATAATATAAAAAATAATATAAAAAATAATATAAAAAATAATATAAAAAAAATAATTAAATAATATAATAATGCGTCTTATTCTATTATTTTTAAATTTATTGTTTGTTCAGTCATTCCATAGTACAATACTTTCAAAAATGAAAGTGTCAATTTTAAACAATATACTTGGACAGCATTTAAGTATAGAAATACCCTCAAACTATGAAAGTGGTGACGTTTATTTAATTGGTTTTTCAAATAAAAATTCTTCCAAAGATTTAGAAATAAATACAGTTACTAGTGAAAAGAATGATGATTTAGTCAGTATTATTGTTTCCAATAATTTAAAAAGGATGCGCAAAAGTTATGGTGGAGGATTTGACCAACGCGATATTGGAAAAACGGGTCTTGAAAAAATATATGAGCAAGTACAAGAAACAGTTATTTTAAATAAGTTAAAAAAATATCAGTATCAAATGAATCTTTTGAAAAAATTACAAAATGGTGGAGTGTCTGATTTTGAAAAAATAAAAGCAATAGACGAATATAACTATTATATGGAATCATCAAAATATGTGTCAAATATTGAATCTGGTGGGTTGTATAAAAACTGGACTAATATTGATTTATAATAAAATATAATTAATTATCTAAACAATTATTAAGTAATGAGTAAAAATATTGAATATAAAATAATAGGTAAAAAAACAACAGAAGAGTTACCACCATTAGATGATACGTATTATGAACCAGACACAACTTTTTCTTTAATTAAACAGCAAATTAAAGAATACTTATTAAAAAAATATAAAGTAAATATTAACCCAGAACATATTAAACTAAAATCTAAAAGTTATAAAAGTAATGCTCAGCATATTCCAGATATTGAAATTTCAACTGTATTTAAAAACCCAACATCTAAAGATAATGTAATTACTTTTGAAATAGAAAATAATGATGAAAGTAACATCCCAAATATTGCAGAAATAAGAACAAGTAGAGAAAAAACGTATACTGATATTAACGGCAACAGATTCACGTATAGTGGCGAGAAAGATGATGATGGGTACCCTAACCGATATGGAATTATAAAATATATCAGTGGCGATAACTTAGGAAATGAATATTTTGGAATGTTTAATGAAAAATATCTACCCAACGGTGAAGGAAGAATGACGATTCATAGTCACTTAGAACCAATTCAGAAATATTCGGGGACTTTTTCTAATGGACAAATTCAACCAAACAATGTAACTATTATTTATAAACCAAATAATGAAAATAATTATATGGAATACAACGGCAATATTAAGAACAGTTTTGGAATACGTCCTCACGGTTATGGAAAAATGATATTAAATAATTTAGATGAATATGTAGGTGACTTTGCGCTGGGACTTTATGAATATGGTTCAATGTATTATAAAAATGGAAACATTAAAGTATATAGTGGTTCTTGGGAACACGGTAAACCAAATGCATATGGACGTACTGCTGGTCACGGAATTATCATAGATAATAAAAATAATAGATATGAAGGGGACGTTATTGACGGAGTGTATGAGGGTTATGGAACGATGGAATATAATGATGGAAGTAATCGACGACTTTATCACGGAATGTGGAGTAAGGGACAACCAAGTTACGGAGAAATGACTTATAGAGACAATAGTCCACCCTATGAAGGACCTTGGAAAAATGGAGAACCTAATCCACCACAAGAACTAGAACCTATCAGTCAAACTGCAACTCCCCAAGGCTCTCCAGATAGACGCAGAGGTAACAGTCCACCTAAAATAAGTAGAAAAAAGGGAGGAAGAATTGTTACAAGAAAGTATAGAAACCAGAAAAAACGGCGAACTACAGTTGGAAATAAAAAATCAAAAATCAAAAAAGTAAACAAAAGTAGAAAACATTCATAAATTACAAACCTACGCTTGTTTGTAATTTATCTTTAGACCTAATAATTTATTTCCTATATTTTCTTGTTCTTTTTCTTCTTGTGTTTCGTTTAGATTTTATGTGTCTTCTGCTTTTACGACCACCTATTGTTTCATAGTTAGAATTTATAGCTTGGTTCATTAGATTCAGAAAACTATTTATTTTACCAAGTTCTGTTTGTTCTTCAGAATTTAATTTAGTTTTAGTTTTTAAATAGTTTGAACGATCCGTTAGTTTCACTTCTAATGCTTTTAATATATTTTTTTGAAAATCATAACGAGTTTTATTCTTTTCACTTAAACTTTTCTGCATTTCTTTGAGTGCATCTCTTACTCTGTTGAATTGGTCTTCATTTATTTCTATTGGAATCGTTTGTCGTACACCTACTGGGTTAACACTGTTAAAATTATCTGCGGGAACTTCATAGTTATTAGACATACCCAACGAGACTCCTCTGGAGTTATCACTACCGTAAATTTTGCTACGTCTCGTCGGCATATTCTGTGGATTTCCCAGTGGATTGGTTTTAGGTTGTAGTAGTTGAGTTACTTGAACTTGTTTAGGTTGTGCTGATTCGGGTTTTACTAATTTAGTTCTAACTGTCCCTATTTGTAATTCTATATTATCCAATCTTTTTTTCAATGCGGCCAAACTTACTTTAGCCATATTACTATCTACTACTCCACCTTTATAATTTTTTTTAGTATATTTCTTTTGATTACGTTTCATTAATATATATTATGTGAATATTATTTTTACGGTGATTTAATTTTTATTCGTTACAAGGTTCAAACTCTTCAGAAAAAGCATCTTCAGAAACTATTTTTTCTTCTATATCTTCCGCATTTTCGTTAGTAAATTTCTCTAAATATCTATAAATACGATTAATATCTAATTTATTTATTTCATAATTTTCAAACAAATTTAAAATTTCCGCGTCATCGTATTTTGACCGAATTTCCATAAAAAATGAAAAAATATCTTTTTTATCCATACCTAACTGCTGGCATAAATTCTGTATAAACAACGAATTATTATATTCGGTAGAGTATTTGGTAAGTACTTTTGTAAAACGTACTTCTGTTGGATTGTATTTTATTTCTTTTTTAATTGTATCTTTATATGTTTCGTGAAATATTTTATTGTTTTTAAAAGTTTTAATGAGAGAACTCATTTCGTTAAACTGCCATATTTGTTTTTGAAAAGTGATGCGGTCAATATAATCGGCAAAACACATATTATCTAATAAGTTCATATAAAGCGGAGTAGAGTTTTTTTTGTCAGCCTTGTCCAAAACATCAATTACGTTTTCGTGCCATAAAAGCGCAACAATTGTTCGGTCTGTATCATTCATAAGAGTATTGTGGTCATTCAATGAATAATGGTTGTTAATTAATTTTTGAGTTATTTTTTTAGTGTCATCATTATAAGATTTTGTTTGAAATATATTTTGTATTATATTGCTTTTTAAAATGTTTTCATTTTTCATATAAATTTCATAGATCGTTTTTAATTTTCTCAAATCGTGTTGAACAAATTTATACACGTTTTCTCTCAATTCATTTTCCATATTTGGCATAAGTGTTTTCATAACATCGTTTATTTGTTTCATTGTTGGAGTTTTTAGTTCTATTGTATTACATACTTTCATTAAATCCTTTATTTTCTTGTCAATGTGATAGTTCCCAATACAAATAATTGGGTTATTTGTAAGTTCTTCCATTTTTTGTTTTTTGGTTTTTTTTGGTCTGATTAATTTAATCAACATATTTATTCCTCCTTTGTCACCATTATTCATTCCGTCAATTTCATCCATTACAATCACTATTTTTTTCACTTTTTTGTAAAACATACTCATAATATTTTTGTCAGACATATTATTATTTGTAATTGTTTCAATAATAGATTTATTTCTTATATCTCCGGCATCATATTTTATTACATCGTACTCCATTTCTCTAAGAATATTCATAACAAATTCTGTTTTACCAGTGCCGGGTTCTCCATAAACATAAATACCTTTTTTAAACAAAAAATTATTTTTATTTAATTCAAAATTTCTTAGAATATTTTTAATTTGTTGCGCTTCATTCTCTCTGTTTAACAATTTATTAATGTTTAATTTGTCCATTTTATATTTCTAACAACATTCTTTTTATGTTGATTTTTACTCAATCTTGAATCCTTCAAATATTCACTTATTATATTTGAACAATTTGTTGAGTTATTTTCTCTGCAAAAGTCAAGTAAAAAGTAATTAAAATTTGTATAAATTATATTTTTATATAAATACTTTTTATAATTGGTCCATCTTTTGAAATTTTCTCTCATTAAACAAGAAATAACAAGTTGATTGTCCTTACGAATCATGTCACGGACATAACTTTCATATTTATTTTCCGATATTAATTTATAAATAATATGATGATTTTTCAAATATGTTTTTTTGTCCAACCACACTAGACAAGATAGAGGTACAAATTGTTTTATGTGTCTAATAATATCCTCTGGCATTTGTTGAATTAATAATAAATATTTGTTTTCACTATTCATTATTATAAAATAATATTATATTCTTTACCATTTATTTTATACAGTGTTACCAGAAGCATCACAAGGATTAGGAACACCATAAGTAATACCATCCCACGCAATTCCGCAACTATTGGCCCAGTTGTATTTTGCACAGTTACCGCCAGAGCCAATATAAGGCGCAACTGAAAAATCCATTGTTAAATGACTCCCTTTTGATACACTTCCATTACAACTGCCTAAATCTTTTACATTTACACATGTTGCTCCATTACCGGACATATCTAACCAATAGTCGGGGCAATCACCTATATTAGGAGGCCACGACTTGTTTGTATTCTTTTTATATAATGTAATACCAACTAAAATAAGAATAATGATTAAAAGAATAAACATTATAACTAAAATAATTTTTTGGAAACCTCCCATTACTTTAATATATTTGTATAAAAAAATAAATTTTCTTCTGATAAATATATAATAATTAATAATGGAATTATCAAACAGACAATCATCCAACGGAAGAGTTGATATAAATGGTCCTAAAACCTCAGATTTATTTCAAATGTACGATAAAATACCAGTAAATCAATGCACTACTTTTAGGAATCCAACAGAAGGACTATGGGATAATACAGCATTATCAAATGCTTTTTTTTCAGCAGAAAATATGGTAATCATTCAAAATGGAATTCGTGCTGGTGTGTATAAAAAATCTAATGGACAATATGTAATTAGTGACCAAGATGGAGATACACTAAAAATAATAATGCGAAGTATTTTTTTACAACATACTTCTAATCAACCTACTAATATTAAGGGACAAGTGAATGAACTAAATAAAATCGTCTTAGATTACGCAATACCACAAGTCTATTCAGAGGCGGTTGGATACTATAAGTATTTAGAAGACGCGTCTACTATGTATACACCAATTGCTCCACCAGTAATGTCTTCAAATAACGACAAACAACTTGTATTGAAGCCGTGGTTTTAATTTTTATTCACTAGTAACTAGAAGTGCCTTTTTAACTTTCTTTTTTTCACTACTACCACCAAGTGTTTTTCCTCCGACTTTATCAGCATTTTCTCTTGCTTCGCGATACTTACTATATTCTTTTTCCAAGACGTCTAATTCTTTCAACCACATTTGAGACGTTGTTGTTGTTTTTACGTATTCTAACTCTGCAAGTTTGTCAGCGTGTTCCTTGTTCAAACGCGCAACGTTTTCTTCTGTTACACTATCCATTGGTAATTTTACTAAATATTTATAATCTTCGTCTTCATTTATTTTATTATATTTTTTATCCTTCAACATTTGAATAACCTCTTCCTTTTTCTTGCGTCTCAAGTCAATTGAACCTTCTAATAACTCGGTTATGTATCTAGATTTATTAGACAACAACATCAAGTCTTGGGTCAGAGCGCCAATTAAATATTCCTTTCGTTTTTGGTACAGTTCAATTCTTGTAACAAAATAATCGTCTATTATTTCTTGAACTTTTTCATACTTTTTGAGTTTATCTTTTGCATCAAACAAATGCATATTTGAACTATTATTCGTGGTAAATAATTTAAATTGTTTCTCTAGTCCATTACATCCATTTTCTAGTTGTACTGCTTCTAGTTCAGCTAACTTTCCTTTGTGTAGTGTGACAATAAAATCAACTGTTGTATCTTTACTCATATCATCATACTCTTTTACTACTGGATTTATTTTTTTACCAGTTTTATCAACAGTTTCTGTCAAAGTTTCCAAATATTCTTTGAAATCATCTGTCCAATAACCAACTGGTAACTCTGTTACACGAATTTTATCACTTCCCAATTTTTCATACTTTCCTTTGAATAAATATTTTCCTTCTTCTGAAATTTTTTGAATGGTTCCCTTGAATCCTTCGTAGTAAGGTGTAAATTCTGTTACACCGATTTCAGTTGTCGTTGAAGTCAATTTATTTTTAATATATTGAATAATTTGTGAAGGATTATAACACATAATGTCTGTACTAAATCCAGTGCCAATACCTTTAGAACCATTCACTATAACCATCGGAATAATGGGGGCGTAGTAAATTGGTTCAACCAGTAAACCATCATCATTCAAATAAGACAGAATTTTATCGTCCGCATCTGGAAATAATATACGAGTAATTTTATTCAACTGAGTAAAGATATATCTTTCCGAAGCACTGTCTTTACCACCTTGCAACCGTGTTCCAAATTGTCCGTTGGGCATTAATAAGTTAATGTTGTTTGAACCCACGTAATTTTGGGCCATACCTACGATGGCAGCATTTAAACTTGCCTCGCCGTGGTGATAACCAGAATGTTCAGAAACATAACCGCTGAACTGTGCAACTTTAATTTCTGTTGTCAAATTTTTCTTAAACGCTGAATACAAAATCTTTCGCAAACTGATTTTCAACCCGTCCATCAAGTTAGGAATACTACGGTCACAGTCATATTTGGAGAAGTGAATTAACTCTTTGTTGATAAATTCTTCATAAGAAACCATTTTATCATTTGTATCTAGGAAAGATTCGCGGTCATATTCACCCAACCATTCTTTTCTATCGTCTGCGCGTTTCTTATTGAATACCATATCAATTGTATCATCACTATTTTTTCCTTTGTATTCAAATCCGACTGTTTTCTTTTTCTCAAAATATTCACGAAATTCTTTTCCAGTACTGGTACCTAATCCCTTGTAATATTTAATATTCCACGATTTTAATTCGTGTTCTTGCATTGAGTTTTTCCAAGTGTCGTATTCGCCTTCATTGTAAAAGACTAACTCTTGATTTCCCTTGCGCGCTTTCAAAATAGGTGTATTCATAAAACCAATAAATCCGGGAATTTGAGTTAATGATGGCCATTCACTTTGGAACAAGTTAATACCAAGTCCTTTGATATGAGAACCATCCATATCTTGGTCAGTCATAAATAACACTTTACCGTATCTTAGAGACTTTCCAACATCTTCCATACTTTTATAAACACGTCCAGTTTCTAGTCCAAGAATTTTTTTGATTTCAGAAATTTCTTTATTTTCCACAATTTTTTTAGTTGCTTCACCACGAACATTCAAAATCTTACCTTTCATCGGATAAACACCAATAATATTACGGTCTTCTGATGAAAGACCAGAAACAATGCCCGCTTTTGCTGAGTCACCTTCGCAAAAGATAATACTGCATAGTGCCGATTTTTCAGTTCCAGCCCAATTGGCATCAATTAACTTAGGAATACCTCTAATGCTCTTGGTTTTTGAACCGTCTGTTTTCTTTGCTGCTTTATTTTCTTTGACTTCGGTTAACGCACAAGCTGCATCCATTACACCCATTTTGGCAATTTTCTCAATGAATTTGTCCGAAACTGTGCAAGTTGAACCGAATTTAGATGAAGGAGTATTCATAAAATCTTTGGTTTGACTATCAAATGCTGGATTCTCAATATCACATCTTAGGAACAATATTAGTTGTTCCTTGATACTGTTGGCATTTACTACGACCTTTTTCTTTTTCTCAATATATGCCACTAACTTACGTGTAATTTGACCCAAAATATACTCTACGTGTTTTCCACCTTTTGCCGTATGAATACCATTGACGAAAGATACTTGAATGAATTCGTGTGTAGGTGATAACGCAACTGCGTATTCCCAACGCTCGCCGGAGTCTTCATATGCTCTCGTGGTTGTTTGGTCTTCTTTATTTGCGACACCAATATACATATCAATATATTGTTGGAAATTCTTCACTGGAACTAGTTGAGAGTTATATTTTACCTTTAGAGACTTGTCAGTAACGGCGGCGACGTCATAAACACGTTTTTTAAGTAGCGCAATTACGTCTTGGGATAGTCCAGCGATTCCTAGACGCGCATAATCTGGTTTAAAGGTGATTTTTGTATAAGGTTTGGTTTTACATTTCGTAATAGATGGTTTTCCGATGACGTCTAGATTATTTTTGAACTCTTGAACGTATTTTAAACCACGAACATGGTCAACGGTTTCAACTGAACCATAAGTAGACCATATTAATACGAGTTTAAATCCGAAACCATTCTTACCGCCTACTATTTTTTTTTCTGTTTTATCGTAATTCGTTGATGTTCTTAGATGTCCAAAAATCAATTCTGGAATCCAAATTTTATACTCGGGATGTTCAGCAATATCAATGCCGTTACCATCATTCATCATAACAATTGTTCCGTCATCTTGTACAGAAATGTCAATATATGTAACTGGCAAAGAATTTTCGGTTTTATTTTTGATTGCTTGTTGCATACGAATCACGTGGTCACGACAATTTACGATTCCTTCGTCAAATAATTTGAATAGTGCTGGAATATAAGATATATTTTTTTCAATGATTTTTGACTGTTCATTATTTAGTATCCATAAATCAGAATCAATATGTTCAACCGAACCAATATACGTATCTGGATTATCCAAGATATGTTGTTTGTCGGTCTTTTGTTGGTATTTGTTTGAAAGTTCTTCGGAATTAGTACTCATTGTATAATATGTAATATATCTTTAAATATTATGACAATAATTCTTTCAATTTTTATATAAATTCAAAAAACGGTTTTTTATTCGCACGTGAATATATATGTCTTCAATTGATTCAAAATATTATTCATCCTATGCATCATTGTATTTCCGTCCCGGTATGAACTCACTTCGTTTTCCCGGTAAATGTGGAGATGCTGCAACTTGTATTCAAGAGACACAAAAAATATTTTTGGACAACGGAATTGTAAATCCGACACAAACTCAAGCACAGAGAGCTGCAACTATCATTAACTACTCTAAGGGAGGTTCTATTAAATATGGAAACCAAAACAACGTTTATGGAAATGTGGTTACATTTTTAGGAAAAACAGAAGGACAACCCGGAGGATTGAATCGCCCTTTAAGAAATAAATTTTAATATTGCGTTGATTTATTTAATAATTATTTTTATTACTTTAGAAATAATTATTTTCTTCATTCAATTTATAATGACTCGTCACGCAAAAGCAGAAGATGGACATTACCATATTCACGGAAGAAAGTTTCGTAACTTGATTGGCTCAAGAGCAGAAGTATTTCACGGTTCCGCATATAAGACCAGTGGTGGTTTAAAGAAACATGATTTACACCAAAACAAAAATGGTCGTATTGTTTCAAAAGTAAAACACACCACAGCCAAGAAAGAAAAACGTCTTGTTAAAGCCGGCTATGGAACTAAGAAAGGTGTGTTTGGTTTTGTCAAGTTGGACGGAAAAGGCACCAGAAAACACCGCAAATCAAGAAAACATTAAATCTGTATGTATTAACTTTTTTGTACTGTAAATAATTAAATATTATATTATTCCCTCTTTATTCTGAATAATACCATATAGGATTTACGAATTTTTCATATTCAATAAATCCATTCAATTTAAAAAACAGATATTTTTCAAAAAACCTTTTATTCACTACAAAACAATTTGTGGGTTTAATCTTTTCACAATAGAAATCATAAATCTCATCAAATGAAATGAGAGAATCGTCGGTGCCTTTTTTTCGGTTCTCATTACAGTATATTTGAAACATTTGTAGATACTCATTCACATCAGATACCTTGTTCCACATTGTGCAAGAAATGTTCAACACATATTTATTATCTTCAATTTCTACGTTTGGGTAAAAATGTTTTATTATTTTAATGACATCTCTTTCATTTACATTTCCATTCTTTGAGAGAACCTCTGATGTCTGTTGTTGGGAAACCCATTTTTTAAAGAGAGAACACAATTCATCTATTTCAAATTCATTTTCTATTTCTTCTACTTCTGTTTCTTGCGACATATCCGAGATTTGAATCGTTTTTTCCCAAAATAGTAAAAAATTGCTTACATTGGGTAAATATTTACTAATCACATTTAAAAAAGAGTCAGTTGTTTCATCATATTTATATCTATCTTTTAAAATTGTCTTTAACTGATGAGAATAAATCATGTTGGGGAGAGAACAACCAGATATATAATTCTTCCATAAATAATGCATATTTTTCCAATTTATCGATATGGGGGTTGATGATGTATAGTCTATTTTTTGAATACAAGATGCACAAAATTTATCAAGTACTGCTTTTTGACTATTATTTTTCAAGTATAAGGTATAATTTTTGAATTCTTCGTCAACGTGATTACTAATAAACGCATCAGAGTCACAACGATTAGAATAATGAACCGCGACACATAATAAATCCAAGCCGATCTTTTTCAAAATACTTTTCCAAATATCTATATCAATCATATCATTTATGTTGAGGATTCGGCATTTTTCAAATGAATATGTTTCGTGATATTTAGTCATAAAGTTAAATGTTGGATTTGTAAATCCAGATGTAATGTATACTATATTGTCTAGTTCAACTAGTATTTTTTTTATGGTGGGTTTAATCAAAAAAATTAAATCGTTATTCTTTTTCAAGATATTGTCACCAATAATGGTTAGAAAGTATTTAGCCTCGTTTTTGCTTTTAAACAAGACTGGATACAAGTTTCTAATGACATTTTGAATAGTTTCTGGTTCTGGAACACACTGGAATAAATTTCTCTCTTTGATTTGTTTTATAATGTTAATTTTGGTCTTGTATTTCCATTGCATTAGAGTTCTATCCTTGGATATATTGGATAATAATTGATGTTGAATATCATCTTCTCTCACTGAACTAAAACTTTTGCCGTTATAATGATAGAAACAGTTGTTATTGGTTAAATAGTAATAACGATTCTTGCTCAAGAAAACTTGAATAAATATTTTTTGTTCGTTGGATAAAAAGTTTGCGCGTTCTTGTCTTTTCACGTGATTTTTGTCTTCATTTTCAAGAGTAGATGGCAAAATGTTTAAAAGGTGATATTGCAATCGTTGCATCATATACACATTATCATTGTATTTATCAAAGAGAGAATGTATATTTTCAATACACTTTTCTTTGGTTGGTTCTTCTTCTGATGGGGTTGACATTTTTACAATTGATTAAGTTAATCAAATGCTTTTAAGTGTTAATACGCAAATTATATAATTTCTTGGTGTTTCGTAAATTATATAATTTTATTCGGAGTTTTCTCTCTTTGATGTTGTTTTATAAAGTAAAAAATGAGGTGAAATATAAATGTAAAAGTAAAAATTTATAATATTTTGTATGTATGTTGAAATTAAATCCATTTATAAGGGCCATCACCTTTTACAACGACGTCTTTCTTGTTTGGTTCAACATCTAATGAGGCACGTTTTCCAAATACTGTCCAGAAAAACTCGCAGTTCTCTCCATATACAGTGAATTTATTACTTTTGACTCTTGATACTCCTAATGTTTTTACGGTTCCGTTATAAATAGGTGTTACTTGAACTGTTAAGTTTGTTGCCAATTTATCAACATAGCTTGGTAATTCAATAGTAACTTCGGTGTTGTTGGTAATTTCGGATTCTCCTCTATAATAAACACCGGCTTCTGGACCTTCTAAACAAGCGTGAACTAAAAATTTATCTTTATTTTCTGGATGTTCAATAACGAAAGTTTTTGATGCATCATAATAATATGTAGTTGATACATCATCATATGAAATTACTCCAGTTACACCCGTACCTAAAAGTGGTATTGGAAAAGTTCCTGGAGCACCAGTAGCACCAGTCGCACCAGTGGCACCAGTCTCACCAGTAGCACCAGTCGCACCAGTAGCACCAGTCTCACCAGTGGCACCAGTCGCACCAGTAGCACCAGTCTCACCAGTGGCACCAGTCGCACCAGTATCACCTACAGCACCAGTCGCACCAGTCGCACCAGTCAAACCAGTATCACCAGTATAACCAATTGCACCAGTCGCGCCAGTAGCACCAGTCAAACCAGTATCACCAGTATAACCAATTGCACCAGTAGCGCCAGTAGCGCCAGTAGCGCCAGTAGCACCAGTAGCACCAGTAGCACCAGTTAAACCAGTGTCACCAGTATAACCAGGAGAACCACTAGATACATTAACCCACATTGAACCATTAGAAACTTTTAATACAGAATCGGTTGTATCATAATAAATAGAACCAACTGTACCAGTAACCCCAGACGTTGAACTATAGTTACCAACACTCACAACACCATTAGAAATACTATTTTGACAGTTGTATAAATAATATGTATAGTTTGAACTATTCTGACCACAAATAGTTATATATTGTCCAGAAGAGGAAATTGCTATAGAAGGTGCATATAATGCAGTACCACCTACCCAGTATTGAATTTGGTTCCAAGTGTAACCATAGTCAGTTGAAACATATACATAACCTTCTGAAGCAAATGCAAACTGTCCGGCAATTTGATATTGTCCAGACGAAGACATAGCCAATGAATTTTGCCACCAACCAATTATACTTTGTAATGATCCATTTACATAAACTTCTGATGACCAAGTATTACCATAATCGTTTGAAATATAAATATTACCACGTCCCGGACTGCCATTATCAAAACTACAAGTTGCAGTTTGATACTGTCCAGATGCAGACATACATACAGACCTCCAATTTTGAACTCCATAATATGGACTGATATCCGTTACTTGTTCGACTCCGTTTATATAAACATTCCTTGACCAAGTGTTTCCATAATCTGATGAAATCCATAAATAACCGTAGTTTACACCTACAATTAAATATTGTCCAGATGCCGACATTTCTACGGTTCGGTTGTCTGAAACTAGTGTAGAAATACTTGAAAAATTTTTACCAAAGTTACTAGAAATGCAAGCAAAAATATCACCAACTACCATTTGGTACTGTCCAGAACTTGAAATGGATACACAATACAAATTTGTATTTATTTGTTGTAATACTCCATCTAAATAAACAGTAGATGACCAATTATTTCCATAATCACTTGATGTATAAATATAAATTGTGTCAACGCCACTAAAAGGATCCGTTGGGTCTAAAAATGTTGTTGCTGTTGCGAGTTGGTATTGTCCAGTACTACTTACTTTTACACTAGACCATTTTTTTACAATACTTTGAGGTGTTTCTTCATCAATGTTAACTGATGATGACCATGTTTGTCCGTAGTCACTTGATATATAAATATAACCGGGTACATATGCATTATTATTAATGCAAGTTTGATACTTTCCACTAGATGACATTGCAACTCCGTCGGGTTGTATTGTAGTAGAGTTTTGTATAATATTCTTTCCAAAATCAGCCAAATCAAGGGTTTGAGTTGAAAAAATATCGGAATAAGAACCCGGCATCAAACCCGGAGTATTCATATTTCCAGTTGGACCAGTTGAACCACCAATGGCGTATGCAAATTGTAAATATCCGTCAGATGTAGTAGTTGCACCGTATATTAAACCAGTTGAACCGAGTGCAGTTACACCAGCTACTGTTCCGGGAGGACCAGGTGGGCCGGGTTCACCTTGAGGGCCGGGTTCACCTTGAGGGCCGGGTTCACCTTGAGGACCGGGTTCACCGGGAGCACCATCAGCACCAGTAGCACCAGTAGCGCCAGTAGAACCAACTGAACCAGTTGACCCGCTTGAGCCAGTTAGTAATGGAATCCACGTAGTACCATCTGATACTTCCAACGTATTTAAAATAGTATCAAAATAAATAGAGCCGGGTGGAAAAACCGTACTATAATCCCAATCATTTTGAGGATTACCTTCGCTAGTACCAACCGCAATTGGGTCATTAAATATTTTAAATCCAGCGAACATTTGTTCATCTGCAGTAATTAATCCTGGGGTTGAACTGTCTGCAGCTGCCAATTGTAAGAAAGTACTGTATCCATCTCCAGCCAATAATGTTGCACCATTTGCAATAGATGTAGCAGAGTATGTTGTTACGCCAGTAAAACTTCTACCCGGAGGTCCAGTTGCACCTTGTGGTCCGACTAATGCAACATATGCACCAATACTCCAAGATGCTACACTGTTTGAATAATTTATGATAGTAATACTGTTTTCTTTCATACGTGTTACTTTAAAATAAGCAGTTGAACCAGAACTACAGTTTATAGTAATAAAACAACCGGCCGAAATATAATATATGTTACAATTTGGTTGTAAGCAATAAGTTTTTTCTTGGTATGCTCCTAAACCACTTTCTCCATTTGCCATAACAGCGACAACTAGAGGACCGGGAGGTCCGGTTGCACCAATTGCACCGTGACAATTTTTAGGAGGACGACGACAATGTTCATCATCACTACTGCTACTATAACTGCTACTACTGCTACTACTGCAACTTCTGCGACTTCTACTACGACACTTTCTTTGTTTTGACGATTGACTTTGAATTACGTAATTTATATCATTATATTCACCTAAATTATAATCATTTCCGAGACTTGCACTTGTGTATCTTTCTCCGCGTTCTTTATTACTTTTTTTGTGACTTTTATGACTTTTATGACTTTTATTTTTTTTGCCCATTTATATAATTAACTCATAAAATATTTTTTGAGAAACAAATAATATTTTATTTTATTGATGAAAAAATGCATTAGTTAAAAGTCGTATACACTAATATATTATATGGTTTGATTATTTTATATAGTTTCATTTTTTACTGCTGCAAACAGTATTTCAACAATTACATACTACTTATTATATTTATAATTATGTATTACTGATAGCCGATAGTAACACTAAAAAATTGACAAGAACCATTTGTCGACGAAATTTGAACAACTAAACCTAATGGTCTAGATGTTACACCTGGTGAAATAAGGGGAGATATTGTATTTGCTATTGGAACAATTGTATTTGCAGCTGATCCCAATACAGTATAAGGACCCCAAACACCAAGAGAAGTCGCTCCATTTATTGTATATGATGGACCAGTTGTACTATACGCGGCAAAAACATAATTTGTACAATTAGTTAAGTCATATAAAATTATTCTGTCAATTGTTAAATTTGAAGCTGATATCGTATTTGTAAAATTGAAATTTATATATCCAATTGAAACTGAGGTTGGTTGTGTAAAAATAATCACTGGTGGATATGTATTTCTAGCTAATGCAACACCAGGAGTTCCGTTATTTTGAGTGAATGCAAAAGAAATTAAGTCACGGTAATTTGTTCCGGTGTAAATAGCTGCACCCGCTGGTCCAGTTGCACCAGTTGCACCAGTCATACCAGTATTTCCAGTGTAACCAATTGCACCAGTCGCACCAGTAGCACCAGTTAAACCAGTGTCACCAGTATAACCAATTGCACCAGTTGCACCAGTTGCACCAGTTAAACCAGTGTCACCAGTATAACCAACTGCACCAGTAGCACCAGTGTCACCTTTAGGGCCAGTAGCACCAGTTGCACCAGTTGCACCAGTTAAACCAGTGTCACCAGTATAACCAACTGCACCAGTAGCACCAGTAGAACCGGTAGCTCCGGTCACACCAGTATCACCAGTCCAACCAGTAGCACCGTAACCAGTGTCACCTTTAGGGCCAGTTGCACCAGTTGCACCAGTAGAACCAGTAGCACCAGTAGCACCAGTAGCACCAGTTAAACCAGTATCTCCAGTGTAACCAATTGCACCAGTTGCACCAGTAGCTCCAGTCAGACCAGTATCTCCAGTGTAACCAATTGCACCAGTTGCGCCAGTTGCACCAGTAGCACCAGTCAGACCAGTGTCTCCGGTGTAACCAATTGCACCAGTTGCGCCAGTTGCACCAGTAGAACCACTCGCACCAGTTGCACCAGTATCACCAGTCGCACCAGTAGCACCAGTCAGACCAGTATCTCCGGTGTAACCAATTGCACCGGTTGCACCAGTAGAACCAGTCGCACCAGTTAGACCAGTATCTCCAGTGTAACCAATTGCACCAGTAGAACCAGTCGCACCAGTAGCGCCAGTCTGACCAGTGTCTCCAGTGTAACCAATTGCACCAGTTGCGCCAGTTGCACCAGTAGCACCAGTAGCACCAGTCAGACCAGTATCTCCAGTGTAACCAATTGCACCAGTTGCACCAGTAGAACCAGTCGCACCAGTAGCACCAGTTTCACCGGTGTCTCCAGTGTAACCAATTGCACCAGTTGCACCAGTTGCACCAGTCGCACCAGTCACACCAGTTTCACCAGT